TGCCCACTGAGGGGGCGACCCGGTGAGACGAGGGATCAGCGGGGCGACGCTACGAAGCGCCGTCTATAGCAACATCATAGGGAATCCGGCGGGGTTGCGCTAGGCTTCTCCTGAGGCGGCCCCCGAACACCAAAATCTACAGCGTTACCCGAGACGTGGGCGCGATTTAGCGCATCGCATACGGTGCGCGCCTCCAGTTCGCTGAGGAAATGATAGCCCCGCTTTCCGTTGCCGACATACCAAGGCTCGGGACCCGTGATCGAATCGTCCACGTACCAGGGCCCCGCTGCTAACCGTTCGGCGGTTTGTTGTGAATGCGCGATGCTCTGCGTGCGATTGAACCACTCTTCGCCGCAGGTATCGCAGATGGCATGGGCTACCGACCTACAAGTTGGGCAACGTTCTGGGGAAGGCCCAGCCTCCCCACTCACCAGAACTCGTAATGCTTTTTGTACCTCGGCCGTCGCTTCCCGTAGCAATTCCTCGGCGCGAGGCTCATACCCAGTATGCCGTACAGACTCCTGACCCGCCTTGTGACTCGCTGCGCCGAAACGGGCAACGATTTCGTCGAGCTTCTCGTGCCCGAGGGGAGGCCCAGCCTCCAGCGCCGCCCCGCGGACTGTCTGAATGGTGCGCCATACGAACGCCGCAGCAGCTTCGACATGCGTTGGAAGCCAGCCAACCGCCAACCCCATCCGTAAAAGCGCCTCAGCCCCAGCTTCATACTCGGCGCGCGTTAATTGCACGTCAAACCAGCCTTGCTCGCTTGGGCCCTCGCTTGATGGCGCGGCTCCCGGAAGCGAAGCCCCCACAGGACCTGTCATGGCTGTATCACTCCGCCGCGAACGTGGCGATGCCAATTCATGCATTTCGGGCAGTTAAAAGAGTGCTCCGCAGTTAGCGCGCCGTCAGGGCCGATCTGCACTCCGTGGTCGGGGCGCAGCGTGAAGTTGGTCCCGCACGCTCCACAATTCACGATCCAGCGCTGTGGGTCACCGTCAGCGGCATCCATGTGCAGCACTTCCACGCGCTGCTCGGTCCCTTCACGGAAATACCAGATATTCGTCATGGCCTGGGCTCCTTGGGGTCCGGGGACGGCGCCGCCCCAAATGTTACATCCGTGTAATCACCATCATATCCCGCAGGACTCGCGGCCCACTGCCAGAGCGCCCACCAGCAAGGCAGCGTATGCCGAATCGCCCTCCAGCGGCTGGGGCGCGAATCCCAATCGCGCAGCCAGCGATACATCCAGAGCGGACTCACCGGAGGGCGCAATTTCCAGATTTCGCGCAGCCAGTTCATAGGGTTCCTCCAGCAGCCCGCACCACAGCCCCGCCTTGCTCGACGTACTTTAAGGCGTATCCCGATGCGCGGAGCGCCATTTTCGCTTCGGTGAATCCCGTTGCTTTCGCCCACTCCTTGCGATGCTCGTCGTAAAATCCGTGCGCGACTTTGCACAGCGGCACGAGCACCCCGAAGTCGGGCGCTCCTGTGGCTTGATGTTTCCCGACATGCGCGGGCGTATTCCCGCCCCAGCAGTTGTGCCAGAACCCACGATAGACTCGCGCCGCGTTGTGATTCAGGGACTCGTAAGGCGCGTCATACGACGATACCGCGCCCCGCATGATCCGCTCAGCCAGCATGCACGGATTCTCTGTCCAGATCCAGCGCCGATACTTGCGATCACGCTGCTCCGGGAAACTTGAGCCCCCGCGTTTCCGGTTAACCGCCTTCATGCGCGCACAGCCAGCACCTTCGCGGCGCGGCGATTTCGCGCACGGACGTGGAGCACGTCGCACCCATATTCCATCGGCCCCGTGCCATCATCCAGAATCGGAATGACGGTGCCGTACTCTGGCGTATAGACGAGGTACTTCATGGATCTAGCCTCTGGGGTGGAGAAAACGCACCGGACTTCGCGGGCGACAATAGGGCTTGCATGGGAATACATACCCCCGGATGTGTCCCCGCGCGGTAGGCGTTTTCGCATACGATGCCGCATTGCGAACAGCGCCGCTCGCTCGTTGGGATACTGCGGTCGAAGCTCCGCGTTTGCGGCTCGCCCGCTTTCCAACGGTGGGTTAGGGGGAGATCGTGCCCCGACACGCCCGGACTCACGCGAATCCCTCGTTTTTCTCGACCAAGAGCCACTTCCCATCTTGGCGCTGATACGTTTCCCCGTGCAGCGGGCCGAACAGCACGGCGCGCCAATCGTGGTCGGGGTCCTTGGCAGCTTCCTCCTCGGCGCGAGCGAAGTCCCAGAAGGCATCCTCGCGCACCATGTCCTGCGGCTCGCGATAGACTTCGCGCCCATCGCACGTCACGCAAGCATCGCCAAATCCCACGGCGATAATTTTCTCGGGATGCGCTTCAGCCAATATCGGCGGACAATTCGCGCACGGGTTCGGCTGACCGTCGAGCGGCGGCAACTTTTCCCAAGTACTCATCCGTTCCTCTGGGGTGGGGAAAACGCACCGCTACGCCAGCAATTCACCGCCGCGACCACAGGCCCGGGGATTTTTCGCTCGCCGGCGAGCCAGCGGTACATCGTGGACTGCTGTATCCCGAGACGGCGCGCGGCTTCGGATTGGGAGAGCGCGAGACGCTTCAGTGCGACCCGTAGTTGGCGGGGCGTCATGGGCGCACCATATTGGTTGCTTCGGACACCACTTTCTTGCCGGCGACTTTTCCATGAAGATAGACGGCGAACAATCCAACCTCGTGTGCCGCTTCGTTTGTAAGGTTGTGGTTCCGCGCCTGAGCAAAGGCTATCTCGTATATGGTGACACAGCCTTGACCACCCGGAGGGACTACTTGATGTCGGCTACAGCCTGTGACGCACTCCAGATAGCGCCCACTGGGGGATTCTTCGCATAGCCCGAAATGCCCGCAGTAATCACACCGAGCCTGCCGAACGCCGCTCATTCGTGAAACTCGCCAGCACTCGGGGCTATACGCGCTAAGTCAAACGTGGCGGCTCGTTCGGGGAACTCATTGCCATAGCACCGCGCGCACAGATCTACGACCTCAAGGCCAATCAGCGGATGATAGACAGCGTGCATACCACACGCGCACCGCCGCACGGCTTCCTTGGGTAGCGCCCCGTTTGTCATCCATTCGTGGACCATCGACTGATAGCGCTTCCGCTCCGGGCTACCTACGAAGCCATCGCATGGGCCTTGTGGCCCGCATGGAAAATCGAGACTCGCCACAACGATGGCTTCTTGCACGAAGTTGATCGCCCAGTTCGTCCACTCAGCGGTGCGAATCATATCAAGGCTCCAGTAAGGATACACTGGAAGCTACTGCCAATGGCAGTTATGTCAAGTGGGGGGAGATCGCGCCCCGACACGCCCGGAGTCACCGAATCGCTCCACTTAATTCGAGCAGTTGGGCGAGTTCCCCGACGCCATGCTCGTAGCTCTCACGTAGCTTGCGAACGACGAGCTGCACATCTTCGGCGGGGGCGACCCAATAACTGCCGTTGTCCCCCAAGATGAGCGCCCGCCCCGATGTAAACACCAGCGCCTTACAAGACGTAATGTCGCCGCTGCTCCATTCTGGGATGACGCCTATCAGTCCTTCACCGACCAGTTCTCGAATGCAGGCAATCGTATTAGAGGCGCTCATTGGGGCTCCTGGGGCGCTGGGACTCCAACTAGGGCCGTCCATTTCGCCACCATGGCTGCATGACCCGCGGCGGCTTCTGCTTCGGTGCTGTAGCGCTCACAGTCCAAGTCTCCAAGGTCTCCCTCCGAAGGGAATACCATCGTCTCAAAGATGAGCGGGGGCCCGTCGCCGAAGGAATGATCCATGCCCATCCAGACGGTGCTGATCCACTTCCCGTCGGGCAGCGTCGTGGCCGCCACGCGTTTGTAGGCGGGGTCTTTGAACTTTTCGCCCCAGACACGGATATCATTCGTAGTGGTTCCGTCGCGGAGATACCACTGATCGTATCGGCTCATTCGCCCCGTCCGAATCGGCACTCCCCGACACCAGCAGTATCCCGAGACGGGTTACCCAGAATACGGCGGGCGCGATTCGAGAGGATGCGATTCCGGATGGCGGCGTTCACGCGGGGCGACCCAAAACGCATACAAAGCCGATCGTATGATCTACCGACCCATGCGAGGCCGCATTGCGCCCACGGGGCACCAGGCCGGAATGGGAAATATACGGCTTCGGTAGTATTCGCCGAACGGTCGAGCGCTACGTCGATCACACAGCGCCGAGTTGTCAAATCGGGAACATACGGTTCGGGAACATACGGTTCAAAACTTTCAGTAAGCACCCGATCTTCCTGCTCTGCGATCAGCGTCAGCAAAAAATGGCCAATCATCGGTCCTCCGGGTTACGGCACTCGCCGCAGTAATTATCCGCATCGGTCCGCATATGACTGATCCAAGGCGTGCCGCAGCCCCGGCATAGGTCCTCGGGTTCCGCCAAATACGCATCCTCCGAGCTGGGACCGTACATCGCTTGATGGTACTCCACGATGCGGCGATCCGCGGCGACCTGCCGTTGCTCACGGAAATGCTGCTCGGCGCGGATATTCGATTCCTCGCACGCATCGCAGAACCGCATCAGCGAGACACCATGCGCACAGGTGGCTATTGCCATGGCCGGGGCTCTCCTTCGTTGGGATCAGCACCCTCAGTTTCCGGTAAGTCCCATTCGCCGCAGCGTAAACATTGGCCTTCGTAGGGAAAGTGTGACTCACTCCACAGATGCCCGAGTTGCCGACATTTACTGATCGCTTCTTGGAGCGAGTCGGAACAAGCTGGATCATCAGTGAGATGGAGATCTCGCCCACACTTGGTGCAAATTCCTTCGGTATTCCAGATGTGCGGCAGATACCAATGCGTCGTGTCAGGAACGTCAGGGCGCGCCAGACGATCAATCATAGTTCGCACGAGACTACCCGCAACCACTTTGAGATACTGGCGCCGCTCACCTTCGGGCTTCTCGTTATATGTCGTCACTGCGATTGACAGCAGAAGGCGCACATGTTCAATCGTCAGTTCTTCGCGCAAGGCGCTCATCATAGAACCTCTCCAGAACCACTCAGTGCTTCCCGTAATGCGCGCTTGTGCTTACAGAAGGCACGAATCGCCGCGCGATAGCCCCGTGTCTGCTCCACATGCGAAAAAGCGAAATCGGCCATCGCTTGAGCGGCATCGCGCAGTGCGATAATCTCATAAGCGGCCCCCAGCGAATCGTCCACGACTTGGTGCTCCAGTTTATAGGCGCGAGTACGCTGTTCGAGCGTCAATTTCGGCAATGACCGTGAGGGACCCGTTGGCAGATTCGAGGCGCTCACAGCGTCTCCGGGGAAAGGCCCGTCAACTGGGCGTGAAGAATCACCGACGCCACATCGCGGGGCAACCGGGGCTCGGCGAGATCAAATGCCGTCGGACCCATCGCGGCGCGCAGCAGGGCGGTAGCAGCATGGATGGCCGCCGCATTCGGCTCCGAGAGGCCTTCAATCGCGTGATTCAGTAGGCGCTCGACATCTTCCAAGTCGGCCCGGAGGCTTTCCTCACGCCACGCGACGAGTGCTTGCAGCGCATTCCGAATGTCGGCCAATGGGGGTTGCTGACTGTGCTGCTCTCGGTCTTGACTATGCAAAGAAGTCCCCGAACTCATGCCTATACTCCTTGGCTTCGCGCCACTTGCAACCGTCGCAGATATGCCACGAATGCTTCCCGCTGGGCGATTTGCTCAGGCCGTGCGCGGGCGCGAAAATCAGCCATGCGCCGCTCGTTCTGATCGGGGTGCGCGCGAGCAATCCCCGCCTCCGCTTCCCCTACTGCACGATACTGGGAGATTTCGCGCTCGGTATCCGCAATGTCTTGGGCGATCTCGTCATCGCTCACATGCGCCAACTCTGCGAGAATCTCAGGCGTAATCACCTCGGGATACCTCTTTTCGCTCACGCTCCCTCCCGCCGCCGCTCGTAATCGTCCGCCTTGGCTTCTTCTTCCTTCACCGCTTCGCGCCAAATCTCCACAATCTGTTCTTCGGTGAAGGCATAGCTCCATGCCTTGCTGAACAACTCGTATAGTTCTTCGGAGACCAAATCCTCGGGGCGGTTTCCAGGAATGTCGGACGGCGAGCATCCGGACGGCAAATCAGAATAGCGACTCATGCTGGTACCGCTGCTGGGGCGATCAGCGCACGCAGTCCGTCAATCTCTAAATGCGTCCACGTCACGCCGCTCCACATGCGCTCGAAATGCACTTGACTGAGCGACCGCCCAAGGAATTCACCGTAGCGGTGCGCGGGATAGTGCTCGACCAATACGAAGTCACCCAGCAGCCAGCCAGTCTCGCTCATCAACTTCGCAGCGAGTTTCTCAATCGTGTTGGTGATTGATGCCCCCGGATTGTCGCTACGCTCAGTCGCGATGACGACGGGCATGGGACCATCTCGGAGAATCACCAGATCAGTGACGACGGGACGATCAAACAGCCCCGCATAAGAAAACCCGTCGCGCCGATCCACGCGCCGCACATCCAGTTCCGTCAGCAGTTCCTCAACGGGATAGACTGAGGCCGCATCCACGGGGCGCTTGTGTTCAATCTCATACTGTGAGTGTGCCTGCGCTTGCTGGGGCGTCCGCGCCTTGTGCTTGTGGCAGGAGCAGCAGCGGCCATCTTCGCCGCGCTTCCGGCAAACGCATTTCGCTCCGCAGATCGGACATGCCATTGGGGACTCCAGGGGGTTCAGGGGACGCCTCTCACTGCCTGCCCCCCTACGTTAGCCTATCCCCCTTGACGTGTCAACCCCCTAAGCGTATAGTGTTCTTATGGAATGTAAACGCTGTCACGGAACTGGCAAGGAACCCGACTGGCGCGCCCTAGGGATGCGAGTTCGCACCGAGCGTGTTAACAAGGGATTGGGCCTCAGAGAAGTCGCCCGCGCCGTGCGGGTCAGCGCTTCATTTCTCTCCGATCTCGAGCTGGGGCACCGGTCGTGGGAAGGCACCAAAGCCCGCGCCGTGTTAACCATGCTCGGCGTTCGAGCGGTCGCATGAATTTCTGGCTCGTGGCCGTGCTCTTGGCGATAGGATTCCTCATGGGCTATTGCTGGAAACAGACGGAGAAACGATGAAGCCGACAAAAGTAATCGTTGCCCGGAAGCAAAGCGCCCCGGCGATATGCGAACGGTGCGGCGGCTTGCTCTATTGGTTCATCACTCCATCTCCACTTTCGCATTTGCCCTACGAAGAACTGGTACTCCAAAGGTGCCTTGCTGGGCATGTGACGCGGGGCGATGGCGTGTTACCAGGAGTGCCCGTCGAGGAGAATCCATGGTTGGACTGCGGGGGCACGTTCTGATGCGGCGCTTCGATCAGTGGTATCTCCGTGACGGAACGGTGACGAATGACATTCGCGTCTGGGGCGAAAAATTCGAGGACCCAGCCTACAAGCGCGTAGCTGACTGGATTGCGATCGCTACAGCACGGAAGCCGAAGCGGTGGCCGGACACGAGGCAATGGTGCAAAAGTGGCTGCTGGCCCCAGAGCATCCCGATGCCTGAAACTTCGTACATCGCATGGCGCATGAGCCGCGCAGGTTTTGGCCTGTATCATCTCACACAGGACAACAAGTTCACACTTTGTGGACGGAAACCGGACGGCTTGCTTTCAGTCTGGCGGGGCAAGAAACCGCCAGCCCCGGAACTTCAATGCGTCGTTTGCCGTGATGTGGATTCACGAGAACTGAGGAACCGATGACCAGCGTCACCCAGAGTTCGAGCGTCGCGGGGCTCGCCAAAGCGCTGCTGAAAGCGCAGGCCGCATTGCAACCAGCGGTGAAGGATTCCACGAACCCGTTCTTCAAGTCCAGTTACGCGGGGCTCGAATCCATTTGGAACGCCTGCCGCGCTGCGTTGCAATCGAACGGCCTTACGGTAACGCAGTTTCCCGGGTACTCGGTGGGCGACCCACCGTTCGCCACGCTGACGACCGTCCTCGTCCACGAGTCCGGGGAATGGATTGCGGGAACGGCGGGCGCGCCGTTGAAACAGTCGGATGCCCAAGGCGTGGGTTCTGCGCTGACCTATCTGCGGCGCTATGCGCTCGCGGCAGTCGTGGGCGTGGTAACTGAGGATGACGACGGCAATGCGGCAAGCGGAGCGAAGCGAGTGGAGCGTGGGGCTAAGTCCACTGCGCCTTCCAAGGGTAGCGCAGCGAGTCCGCCCAGCGCGGAGTCGGGCCCCACGTCTCCCCAGCGGATTACCGAACCCGATGAGTTTCCTACTAGAGATACGAAATGGACGGGCGGCGGAACCGTACAAGGCAAGTGCGTCCGCGAATGGGCACTCAATCAGCTCCGCGCAGTCGAGTCGGGGCAAGCACCCGTTCCCGATGAGTGGTTGGCGATTGTGAAGCTCGAACTCAAGGCGCGAGCCGCGAAGGTGGCCAGTGGAACGCCTTGACGAGTATCCCGAAGTCTTTCGGCGTACCGATCCGATGCCATGGGATGAGCCGGACGATTCGGCTGGAACGATTCTGTGGCCCTTCGGAGAACGCGCCGGCACACCACTCCAAGAATTTAGCTCGAATGCGCTCGTCAGAATGCGAAATGAAGTCGAGTTGAAAAACGGCCGGGGCGTATATTTCAAACCGTTACTCGACGCGATCGATGCAGTGCTTTTTGAAAGAGAAGGTTTGTAAGGTGCGGTTCGGTTGGGCTAGGTGGGGCCTGGTGTGGTCTGGCAATGCGGGGTGGGGCAAGGTGCGGTAAGGCATGGTGAAGTTCTCTCTAAGGGGGTTTTCTGAAAACGATCAAGGTTGAGATTCGTGGCGTGACGCCATTGCTGATTCACCGATTCGCAGAGCAAGCTGAACAGGCAAAAGCAACCCGCAAGCAGATGGTCAAGACCGCCGATCCGAGGGCTGAGGCAACCGCCAACGCCTATATCGCGCCCGACGGGACGTATTACTTCAACGCTTTCAGTATCGCCGGAGCGATGGGGAACGCTGGCTCGAACCACAAGATGCGTGGTAGCCGCAAGAGCTTGCGCTTCGTGGTTCCCTCAGCGGTGCGCGTCCCAACGGATGCTATTACGATCCTCAACGGCGACGGCCCTGCAAAATCCTTCGAGGTCGATTCCCGACCCGTCACGATCCCCGCCACCAAGGGCCGCGTCATGCGCCATCGCCCCCGGTTCGACAACTGGGGCGCCCGCTTCGAACTTCTCGTCAATGACGATTTGCTCGAAGTCGAGACAGCGCACCAGCTCCTGACAGAAGCCGGTGTAGGCATCGGCATTGGAGATTTTCGCCCCGAGAAGCGTGGCCCGTTCGGGACGTTCCGAGTCACGCTCTGGGAAGAGGTCGCGGGCTAGGAATGCGCGCCCATCATAAGCACTGGGCGGCCCCGCTCCCAGGAGAGCCCGACCCCGACTTGTTTTGGCCCCTGGGGGGTGGAAATACCACTGTCGGCACAGAGCCCGATAACTCACCCCCCAGCGTGGCCGTTGACACTTCGCGTGAAGCGGCGGCGCGCATCAAGCCGCACACCGCTCGCGTGCGGGAAGCGATTTACCTCTACATCGCTGTCGCCGGGGCGCGAGGCATGACCGCGGGCGAAATCGCCAATGGCACGGGGATCAATCCTTCGACGGTGCGCCCCCGGTTGCGCGAGCTCGAAGGGCATCCGAAATGGGCCCCGCTGCTGCCAGCGCGAATCGCGCGCACCGCTGAGAAGCGTCTCGGGATGCGCATTTACGTGGCTCTCTCGGGGGGTTCCTGAACATGACCCATACACCAGAAACTGAACAGCGCGAGCCAGATGACGGCGAGGACGAATTCGAGTGCTTCCACTGCGGGGGCGAAGGATGGGATGAGTGCGACGATCCGCTCGAATGCACCAAGGCGCACCACATCATCAAAAATCCCGATGGCTCGTATGCTGGGCAACTCTGCCGGTGCTCGTCTTGTGGCGGCTCCGGCCTCGCGAAAGACATGACAATCTGGTAACCTGCGGGACCTGAAAGGATAAGACCCCCCCATGGGCGAGCGGCTGTGCGAAGGATGTGCTGCTGGACAGCATTGTCGCTGCGGGATGCAGACGTGGTGCGAATGCGATTGCGATGGCACACCCGAATCGTGTCCCGAGGAATGCGCCTGCACCGCCCCGCCAGCCGAGGAGATATTCGAGGATGACTAGTTCGTTTCCAGAACGACTCGCGGCGCTTCGTGCAGAATGGGACGGACGCCAGAACTATGATCCCTATGCTGTCGATCCGTTCGTGGAGCGGCTATTCGCGCTCTGTCGTGACCTGAGCGGCAACATCAGCCCCTACATGGGATTCCTTCCGAGCGGCGCCGCAATGTACGGTCCTAAACATGCGATGCTGGAAATGCACGCGGCGATTTGGCGCGCCGAGCCGACAACAGAATGCGCGGGGCAGTCTTGGCGTGACTTTGCAGAGCGCTGTGATCGCGCACGCACAGATGCGGAACAGCGATTCGCCGAAGCAAAGAAACTGGCCGACGAATTACTCGCAGGGGTGGTATCTCCTCCCGTGGGAACCGAATGAAAATTGAGGCCACATGCCAAGCTTGCGGGGGGGCGCTGTGGACGGGGGACGAAGCGTTATCGCGAATCGCGCCCCCGCCCCCCAACGTCAAGGAAAGCGACCCGATAGTTTACGAGCATTATCATATCGGTTGCGCTCGTCGGCTTGGGTTGCTGCCTCCTCCCGTGGGAAACCCGTAATGAAAACCTTTAAGTACCGACTCTATCCGACCATTGCCCAAGTAATGGCGCTTGAATTGCAATTGTCCGAGGCGGCAAGACTCTACAACGCGGCCCTTGAAGAACGACGCGAGGCGTGGCGGATGCAGCGGAAGAGCATCGGGTTATACGAACAGGCCGCACAGCTCAAGGAGATTCGTGCATCAGGGGATTTGGCCATCCCAAGCCAGAGGGTGGCCAAGGACGTACTGCGGCGCGTGGACCGAGCCTTCCGGGCCTTCTTCCGACGGGTGAAGGCTGGTCAAGCTCCCGGCTATCCACGCTTCCGCTCAGCACGACGCTATGATTCCCTTACGTTTTCAGGAAAGACTCACTGGATCATCGCTGGTCGGGTTGCTTTGTTCGGTGTGGGACAGATCAAGTTAAAGTTGCATCGACCATTGGAAGGCAAGGTCAAGACGGTGACTGTCAAGCGCAATGCTGGCCGCTGGTTCGTCTGCTTCGCTAACGAAGTAAATACTGAAGCGCTACCCAGAAGCGGGGCTGCGATTGGCGTAGATGTAGGGCTCACGTCATTCGCCATGCTTTCCACTGGGGAGGCGGTTTCCAACCCTCGATACTTCGCGAGCGGTCAGGCGAGACTTCGCCTAGCGCAACGTCGCGTCGCACGCCGACACATGGGAAGCCATGGGCGGAAGAAGGCTGTACTTTCCCTTCATCGGATCTATGAGCACGTCCAGCAACAACGCAGGGATTTTCACCACAAGGTTTCCCGGTCGCTGGTCAACCGCTTTGATCTGATTGCCGTCGAGGACCTGAACGTAAAGGGTCTCGCTGGTGGAATGCTGGCGAAGTCCGTGCATGATGCCGGGTGGGGGCAGTTCCTGCGATTGCTGGCCGAGAAGGCTGAAAGCGCTGCTCGGACACTGATTGCGGTAAGTCCCGCCGGTACGTCGCAACAGTGCAGCGCATGTGGTCAGGTCGTGAAAAAGACGCTCGCCCAGCGGTGGCATTCTTGCCCCTGCGGTGCCGAATTGGACCGTGACCACAACGCAGCTCGTAACATCTTAGGCGCCGGGATGGCGCTTGTCGGCTCAACGTGGGCTGAAGCTAGGTCGAGCGTGCCGACAGAAGCGGACTGGGACCGTGATCCACAAACCCGTAGAGAACCATGGGGTTAGACCGCAATCCACTTCCAGACCTTGTAGGGCCCGGACGGGTTTCCGAGACGGGGCGTGCCGCGCGCGAATCGCCCCGTGCTGAAGTTCGGTGACATCTAGGGAGGCGAAAGTCCAAGCGGGGTGCAAATCCCCGCCCGTCCATAGTTGGTTTCCTGCGTCGCCCCTGCTGAGAGGGGCTTGGCTCTGACAACGTGCTAGCGGGCCAATCCGAAGGCGTTTAGGACGAACGGGGCCTCAAAACCCCGGCAGGAACTCGTCCAGACTTTGTAGGGCAAGCACCTAGCCCGAAATCGCAGCTACTGCCAGCGGGCGACGTGGCGAAGATCCTAGCTATGTGGCAGATGCTAGAACTGGCGCTTGCCCTACTTGACAGGTTCCGAAAATGGGTGAGAGTTCATAGTCGCGCCGACCGTCCCAAATGCGGTCAGCCGACGCGAAAATCAGGCGGTCACGGGCTTGCAGATGCCCCGATAGTGAGGAAAACCCTGTGTCCCGGTTCGGACCGCCGACCGGACCAGGATTTGGGCCTTGCTACCGGGGCATTCCTTTTTCGGTGGTCGGCGTTCTGATACCCGTTCGCCGCGGTCGAGGCGGTCAACCGAAACTCAACGGGAATGGACAGGATCGAGCAACGCGCGTTGAGCAATTCCAGGCTCTGCTTGGCAGCAACCTGGCCGGTCGTGGCGCTTTAGGATTGCTCGGTCGTATCGCGGCGCACGATTTTTGGTCGTTTGCGAAGTGCTCTCATAACACGACGGGGCCTTACCCTGCCACAAAGCCCGGAGAGCCTCAGGACGATGCGCTACCACCGCCTTGCCGACATTTCAGAGTCCGGCGTCTCCACGACCGGATAAAGCCGTGGCTTCTTCAGGAGGGAAGATGAGCTGGTTGAAACCGTACCTAAGAACGTGGTATCGAGCTTATCCTGAAGGCATCGCCCCAGTGCGTATGATCGCCCATTACGTGAAACCGCTTCTGAAAGCGCATCCCGAGGAACGGATAGCCGAAGAACTCGCCGCCTATCTGCGGAATACGCCGGCGCGCTACATCAATCTCGCCAAGTTCGCGGCGACGTTTGGTTCGTGGAGTCGCCCCGAGAAGCAGGAGCATCGCCCGTACTCACAATCAGTGGACGAAGCAGATCGAAAGGCTGGGATTTTACCATGAGCGACTGGCCGAAGTGTTCGCAAGAGAATTGTGACGATGACGCCACGGCTCGCGTGTTTTGGCCGGGGCGCGAACCGATCTGTTGCTGCACGATTCACACGATGAAAGCGCAAGGTGTCGGGCAAGCCATCGGCACCTACATTCACGCCGAGATTTTGAAGCCGGAAGACGTACTTCCGTGAACTTACCTGAACGCGTGCGGGCGATCCTCCGCACCATGGGGAATCCATGATACGACGCGAATTCCTCAAATTGCTAGAGCTCGTCACCGCCACCGCAGCGATTCCGTGGCCCGTGCGCCAACTCACCAGCCATATCGCGACCCGCATTGCGCGCCCTGGTGAACGCATCACCATCGTCATCCGCGACGGGCGCACGTCTCGCGCCGTGACATGGGACCCTGCGTTCAGGCTCGCTGGACCGATTTCGCCCAGCGGCAGCAAGCGCCGGTATGTCAACTTCGTTCGGGATACCGATGGGCATTGGGTTGAGGAATCTCGGACATGAACAACTACACAGGCGGGGCGATCCTCCGCTCTCTGGGAGACCCATGAAGCCGTATTATGAGTGCGACGGCATCACCATTTACCACGGAGATGCCCGCGATTTTCTACGGGTGCAGGCTACGGCGTTCGTGACCGATCCTCCTTACGCTATGGCCGAATCGCTGGACAAGGATCACGGCGACCTGCACCGATCCGGGAAGGCGCATTACCGCGCAGGGTTCGTAGATGACGCCGCCAATCTTGAGCGAGTGACGGTGCGCGTCATCGAACACTGGCTGACGGTGGTAGATGCTGGAGCGCTGACGTGCGCGCCGCTGAACATCTGGGCTTATCCGAAGGCGACCGATGTGGGATGTTTCTGGCGCCCCGCCGCGACAACGCACGGCCCGTGGGGGATGACAGTATTCACGCCAATTCTGTACTATGGGCGCGATTGGCGACGCGGCAAGGGACAGCATCCAACGGGCAAGCAGACGACAGAAGCAGCGCGCCAGAACGGCCATCCCTGCCCCAAGCCCATCAAGACATGGACATGGCTCGTGGAGAAAGTCTGTCACCCGGACGGCATCGTCCTCGATCCATTTATGGGCAGCGGCACCACGCTCGTCGCGGCCAAGAACTGCAACCGCCGAGCGATTGGCGTGGAGTTGGAGGAGCGGTACTGCGAAGTCGCCGCGCGGCGTCTAGATCAAGGCGTGCTAGAACTGAACGGATTGCCCGAAGTCCCGTTCGGGGCCATCTCGGAGGACCAGACCCCACCATGACCATATTTGGAATCGGCGTCGCCGTGGTAGTCGGTGCCGCATGGTCGCTGCTGACGATGCTATTCGCATTCCACTGTGGCTTCGTGTGGGGGCGCTATCGCATTTCTGCCTACCAGTTCTGGAAACAAGGACGGATTCCATGACTCCTGTAGCATCGTTACCCGCAGCAGGACGCGCCAAGTTGCGAATCGAATTGTGGGCTGGGAAAACGCTGGTCGCGGATTCGGAAGATAAACAGCTCTGGGCGAAAATCATGTTTCTCATCGGGGCAGCCCTCAAGGCGGTAGCCCCATGAGCCCTGTAACCCAAGCCGCCCGCGAGAGACTGGCCGAGTATCTCAAGACGCATACGATTCCGAACGAACCCCTGCCCCCGCGCCCCAGTATGCTCTGGCAACTGATCGACAATCTGATCCAAGCAGTTCGGGCCGAGCGCCCGGAAGATTCGCCCTTTTGATCCTCTCAAACGAACTGCGCACGGCGATGCTCGATGCCTATGAGCGTAGACTCGCTGGGTATCCGCGCCACGGGACGCTGTTGGAAGAAGCGCTGGAGTTGCTCCAGTTCGGGATGCCACGATTCCCACTGCCGCCCCGGAAGTTCACCTTTGCGGCTGGGCTAAAGCGTCCGAGCTGGAAGCATGACAAAGGCTCCCGCAGTTGATCAGTGCAGCAAACCTGTGACCAATATCGTACGTCGGGCGCACTGGCAGGGGGACTGGTATGGTGTCTGCGATTTCCACACCGCATGGGCGAAGGCCAAACTACCGTATCCCGATGTGGTATTCGTCTCTCCCAAAGCCTCTGAACCCATCACCCGATGCGTCTACGGGTTAACTTCCTAGCGTGAATACGCGAAAACCGATGGCTGGGACACGCTGGGGTCGCCTCACCGTGACCGCTAACTCTCGGCTAGGAAATAGCGGCCACCTCTCTTGGTTCTGCCGCTGCGATTGTGGAACCGAGAAGTGGATAGACGGGGGCGAAATCAGGAAAGGCGCTACCAAATCCTGCGGTTGTCTCAGAGCCAGTCCTAAGCGAGTTTGGAGTGATGCGGCCCTGGCTCGTATCCGCCGCGAGTATGCTGGCCCTGTCGCCCCTGACCGAAAACGACTAGCAGTAGAATTGGGCTGTCCTGTCACAAGCATCTCAAGAGTAGCTCATCAATTGGGTTTGGAATGGCCCTTGGATAAGAAGTGGCCTCAGCGACAGGCTACCAAGGACGCAGCTTCTTTACGCGCTCGGCAACGGGGTCATCCGGCTGCGCAGGGTTGCACCTATACTGGACATACGCATTCCGCTGAGACTCGCGCCAAGTTACGAGCAGCCTCTGACCACCGTTGCCACAATCCCTTTACACCAGAGACACGAACGAAACTGGCGCTAGCTGCCAGCCAGCGACTTAGGCGTGGAGGAAGATGGTATAACGGTCGAAGCAAGGTAGGACGCAGGGTCGATCTGGAGAACAGGTTCTTCCGCTCGCGATGGGAAGCGAACTATGCGCGGTTTCTCAACTTCCTGTTGTCGTCGGGAGCCATCAAGCGCTGGGCCTATGAACCCATCACCTTTTGGTTCAAGAACATCAAACGGGGATGCCGTTCCTATACTCCAGATTTCCGAGTAGACCGCCCCGACGATACAAGCTTCTATGTGGAGGTAAAGGGCTGGATGGACCCGAAGTCTAAGACCAAACTGGCGCGCATGGCCCGCTACTATCCCCACATTCCCATTACCCTCGTCGGGGCAACCGAATATAAGAAGTTGGCCAAGACATGGGGCACCCTACCGAACTGGGAATGAACGCGCTCGCGGGGACGCTGTTTCGGAATGACCGTCAGATCGCGAGATCACCGCGCGCCGAGTGGATGCGCACCCCGAAGTCGCGAAGGGCTTCATGTTAGTGCAAATTTCTCGCGTGGTCAGGTAAGGCGGGGCTTGGGTATGGTCCGGTGTGGCACGGCGTGGTGTGGTCGGGTCTGGCAAGGTTGAGTGTGGGTAGGGAAAAGGGCTATTCTCGGACGAGACCGGTCACCCGAGGATGTCCGGGCCGGCGGGTAAACCGGCTAGCTCTGAGTACCTACCTACATTTCCCCGACTCAGCGCCGCGCGGGCGATTTTCAATGTACGGGACACTTTCGAAAGAGAGAACCAATAATGACTCGGCTCGATACACTCGGCGATGGTCTCATTGTTGATATGGAGTTCACCCAAGATGTCGCGTTGGGGGGGATTTGGCACGTACTCAACTGCACGTTTCATCGCAAGGTGTATTGCCAGCGACCTGAGTCACGTTTTGAGTTATGCATTTTCCATGACGGTGGGCCGATTAGCGGTGTCTGCGGAGCCGTCCCATCTGGAGCAGAAACCGCATCGACAACGAATCAGCGCTCCGAGTCGCCGCTTGGAGTTGCTCAAGCGCCGGCGCCGCAGCAAGAAGGTATCCCAACTGGGTGCGCGATTCGTCTCTCCGTCCGGCGCGATAACTCGCCCAGTTACTCAGCAGGAACGTGAGGCACAGCAGAATGACGGCTACCGGCGCAGGATGAGGAGCGCTGAGATGGCTGCGAGGGGAATAGTCCAGCTCCGGGCGTGCCAAAAACTGCGGAGGCCCAAGAACCCGGGGCGATTCTTCTGCTGTTCGATATGCCATGCAGCCTCCGTTTGGAGGAGGAGACGGACGGTCTGAGTGAGTTGGATCGAATCCCCCCGCGCGCGCTGCTCGCAATTCTGGCCCCGTGCCTCAGCATTCATAAGCATGCCACGGCATGCGATCGTTTCGCCCGCCAGAGAGTCAAAGACGAGGCGCACCCCGACACGAAGGGTATCTGGGAGACGCAGGAATAGGCTCTCAGCGCGTTGGGAAGCCCGCTGGGCAGCCCCGGTAGCCCTAGCCAGATTGAGGGCTAAGACCCCGGAATCGCGCTGGAGCGTCTGTAGGCGCACCGTGAGGCCCTCTCGTGCGGTTCGCCAGTGGGAGGCGGAATCCTTCTGGGCGGTGAGGGCATCTTGGAGCCGGATCTCGGCATCGGTGGCTCGACTAGCCTGACAGGTCCCAAAGGCGAGACCGCCAACTGCCACTCCAGCGAGCAGGAGAACCAGCGGATCAATCTTCAGAAACTCTGCTTCTCAGAAGCGAGATAGCGCGAATAGCCGTAGGCACCACCGGCAGCGAGCAGCCCGAGGACGAGGCCGACTTTCGCTATCCCCGTACCCACGGCGATCAGCGACCCGGCGCCGGCACCAGCGACGATGAGTCCGATACGCTCAACCGCTTTGGCAATCAGTGCACTCGACATCCCTAGCCTCCTAGGTGTTTTCCCACTGGGCGATTTCACTCTTGCGCCGGGCGATGAGCCCCGGATCAACCACCCCCGCACTGTGTATCCACCGCTGAAGCTGGGCGGGGACACCGAGATAGTCTCCTGCGTTCAGGATACGCGCTAACGTCGATTGACGAAAGGCCATCGAGCCTACGTTAAACGCGAAACTCACCAGCGCATCAAACTGATACTGCACGAGCGGAACGGTAATCGCCGCATTCACTACCGCTTGCGCGGCCGCGAGATCCCGCTTCAGCAAATCCTCAGCGAGCGCTGGCGTGATGCCGTCTTTCCAATCCGTCGCCAGCACCTTGCCGCTGGACAACTCGTCTTTCGTAAGCAGATGCCCAGTTCCGATAGTTGGCAACGAAGCGGAGTCCCGATACATGGTTAGGACAGTCCCCTCACGCTGTTGAATCGCAGCAATCCCATCATCGCTGATGTTCATGGTTTCGCCGGCTCAGTGTCGATCTTCGCCAACAGCCACCCCGCCCCGCGGATGATGACGCCGACACACAATCCCAACAAGGGGACTTTGAGACTCGGGGGAAGGGGAAGGGCATTGACGCCGATATAGCCACCACTGGCCCCCGCCATCCCGATGACGGTATGCAGCAGTTTCTTCTGCGCAGGACTGAGCGTCATGGATGAGTCCAGCGTTCACATGGGTGGATTTCGGCCCAATTCCGGTGTTCTGGATCACGGCGATAAATCCCATAGACCGTGATTCGGGTTCCGACTTTAGGATGAGGCAAGGGAATCGCAGGAATGATCTCCACCACGAGGAACGCCGCGGTTGAGTCATGGAGTGCCGCACTATCGGTCACGAGCCGCACATGAAAGTCGGAGTCTGCCTCCAGTCGTGTATAGGCGACGATCCCCGTGACCATCACATGCGTATGCGTGTTGGTGCCGCTCCACAGCTTGGCAACCGTTGTGGGCCAGTAGGTTCGCATAGGGGCGATCTGGAGCAGCAACAAGAGGGCGATCATGGACGCCCACGCCGCAGATCGTCGCGAATCTCAATCAGCGTCTGCTCCATCAGGGCCACCGTGAGGGCGATTGTCGCGAGCGGCGTCGCGAGGTCATGCCGCGTTTTATCAATGTTCCCCATGATTTTCTCCTGGCGATCACGCGATTCTTTCGCCTCACCATCAATGTGTGTTTTGATCTCAGTGACCGCTTCCTGACGTGCGAGTGCATCGTTCCGTCCATTCGGTCCATTGCGGCGGATCGCTTGGACTACGGGAACACCAGCCTTCAGGAGCACTGCCAGGCCAGTAAAGATCATACCAATCGCGACGGCCCACGCAGGTCCTGACGGTATATTCATGGCCTAAAATGGGCTATGGGGATGGAATCTGCCACCATCCATGGCTTGCAGAATGCGACACTTCGGCGCGATTCGGCTTCCGCACGGGAAATCTTCTCGCTACCATCAAACACACCTACTCCTATCTTTGACACCATGGACGACCTTGCTGCTGCAGTCGAACGGGGCATTCTCCGAGCGATCAGCAAACTGGCGCTTTGGTCGCTGATTTCCAGCTTGATAGTCCTCATCGCGTATGGGATTCTTCATGCAATTCTTGACAAATCGTAAGGGAGCGGATGTGAAAATCTTGTTGGCATTGCTCGTGGTGGTAACAGCCTGCGCGAAATCGTTTCCCACTGGACCAATGCGCACTGATCCCAGCGTGCTGATCGTGAATCTTACGGGCGACAACGTGACGTTCATCTGGGCCACTGATTCCATCGGTGCAATGAAGTACGATACCGTGACCGTGAGTCCGAATACCACGGTTTGCCAGCGCTGGACGCAAAGCTTCGATTCGCTCTACACGAAAGTCGAGGACGTATCCCAGACACATCCTGGCGCGTATGCCGATGTGATCACTCCGTGGGTCCACTTCTCACAGTATCCCGACTATTTCCAGCGCGATAGTGTGATGGTCGCCCGCGACGGTCAGAACATCCTCCTCACCAATCGGCTCGACAGCACCGAGTGCTAGTGCCGCGCCGCCGGCCAGAACGCGCGGATCTTCCGCAGCGCCTGCCCGATGGTGTCCGTCGCTAGCACCCCCCACGGGCCGAGCGCGGCGACCCACCCGGCTGGGACCAGCCCGTTCCAGTTCCAGATGGTGTGCTCCACGACGCCCGGCAGGGCCTCCCACGCGTCCTGACTGATCGGGTCGTTCCAGCGCTCCACGACCACCACCGAGATGTCCGGGCGGCCCGGGGTCGTGGTGCTCTGGCTCTCCCCGTTGGGGAGGTTCGCGAGCAGCGTCGCCGTCGGCAGCGTATAGAAGTATCTCACGTCAGCCTACTTCCCCCCGTCGTCGGACTCCCGCTTCCCCCGCCCGCGCCCACCGCGATCTGCATCCCCGTCCCCGATAGTGCAATCCGACCATCGAGCCACGCGAGCGCCGCGTCCGCCATCGATGGTGCCGTATCACCGATCGCATCGCCAGCGGGAAAGAACCGCGCGAAGCCACGCGCAATATCGAAGGTCGGGTAGAAGTAGTAGGTCGTGTTCGCGTTCAGGTCCACGTAGACAACGGCGTTGAGCCAGGCACTCGTATATTGTGCGGCGGCATTTGAGAAGTGCGCGGTCGGTTCCGTGTAGTTCGTCCCGAAGGGGATCGGGAACTGCGTCCCGCCCGACTCCTGCAGAAACACCGTCGTGCCGCTCCCCGAGTCTACCATCACGCACCAGCCATCGTAGCCCGGGACCGCCGTCGGCGCCGCCACGGTCAGGCGGTTGTTGGCGCTCACCGCAAAACTCTGCGAGCCGCTCAACGCGTAGACATGCCCGTCTTTCACAAGGCCGCGACGCGCGAACAGAGTCGTCGCGCCTCGCGTACCACCCGCCACTTGGTTGAGATCGCCGGCGGCGAGCGCGATCCCTGCTGGGGGGGCTGGGAGCGTCAGAGTTGAACCATCTGGGTAACGGAGCGTCTGACTCGTCCAGCTGAACGCCACGAACATCTGTCCAACACCAATGCCACCCCATGAGCCCGTGAATAGGCTCGCCCCGAACGGTACAGGCAGCACGCTACCTTGCGGATTATCGAGCGATGAGATTCGCGTCGCCGTATGCGCGGGTATGGGCATCATTTCTTGTAACAAGGCTGGCGTATCCGAGACAATGCCCGTAAACGCCCCAGTCGTATATCCCGCCTTGAACGGACGGGCCCGCGTATACCAGAGGCTCGTACTATAGGGAACCTCAAAGGTGGAAAGAATGAAACTCGCCGCGGTGGGTGGATATTTGAAATTCAAAGTCTGTGAACTCGCAAATGCCGTGGTGGGGGCTGCCTGGACTTCCACGGACACGGTGGGATCAGAGGGATACACTGCGACCCGAAGGCCGTACCGCCGGGGCGCGAGACCGCCGGTCGAGAGATTCGCAGGCTTCGCCATTACAGTTTCGCCTTCAAGATTTGAATACCTCGAAGATTTGCCAAAGTCGTCGAATTCTTTCCCGTCGTACTAATCGTTCCTGCCAAGGTCGCTGAGACGCCACCCCACGGATCCCGATGCCGCACACCAGCCTTCGCCTTGGCATTGGTGGATAAACCAAAGAACGTATAGCGCGTGGTGGCTGGAGGAACCACATCCACCCGATTCGTACTAGTCAGCGTCGCTGCCGTACTAGTATCAATCATCACCTCGGTATGATAGATACTTGATCCGTAAGTGAACTTGATCGTCCCGATCCCCGCTGAGGCCACTGTGGTGGCGAAGTTCGTGGGTGCGGGTAACGCGGCGGTAACGGCAAAGGTACTTGCACTCCAGGGCGAGAGGATGCGCGTCGCTTTGATGGCTCGGACACGCACGAAGTGTTTGCGCCCCGCCGGCCGCATCCCGAGCGTCTGCGTCAGTGTGGCGGTCGTGTTCGTGCCCGCGGGCTGCCAAGCTGGCGAGCTGGAGGCTGGTGCGCTCGCCCCCGTCGAGGTCGTCATGGCAATCTGAGCAAGCCACCGTGATCCTGCCGGCACACTGGAGACGGTCAGAATCACTGTATGCCGCGAGGAATTCGTTGTAGGCCGCAGGATGATCCCTGGCGTGCCAATCGCACCCAGGGTGGACGGCCCGAGATAGAGTCCCCGAAACACGGGACCTTCCGGCTTCTCACCCCGCTGCAAAATACGCAGTAAGGCCTTCCCACCACGCGTATTCGTTTGTGGGCTGGGCCAGGTCCCCAGGTTCAGGGCCACATACTCACCGGGATTCACCGTGCCATGGGTCGTCTGGTCGATGGTGCGCTGACATTCCACACTGACATAGAGCGGCCCATCCCCATAGACGGGGAAGATTTGCCGGGCAAGCATAGAGCTCATGGTCTCGGCGTACTGCAACGGCGGCGGTTCCCGACCTGGCGTAAAGGCAAAGAACGGGACTGGCGTGCGTCCAGCGGAAATCGACCCGAATTGATACGTCCGTTCATTCCTGCCCAAGCGTGTGATGTTATCGTTCGTCCTTGTGGTTTCCTTCGTCAGCACCATTAGGCCATCGGCTGCTGGGGAGATTTGCGGATTGCCGTCGCGGTCGAGTTGCATGCCATAGGACTCATAGCGCAACCGCACTGCCGTGATGGCTTCCCGGGATGGATGTTCCCACGTCGGATGCGTCCGCGCATTAGTCGCACTGATCGTCGGGATGGTCGCCGGCACGGGATCGTTGGTGCTAGGCAGCCGCATGGGCATGGGCGCAATACGTCCCTGGCTGTCGATCAGGGGAATGACGCTATAGGGTCCGAAGATCCGCTGTTCGAGAAAATCCGCCATCGTCATCGGCGCAGTGATGCGGAACCAGACGCGCCCATAGTGGGGATCACGTTCCCACTTATCAAATGCCGCCGTCGAGATGCGCAATTTCAGCGAGGTGGAACTCGGCACCGTAGGGACGTTATAGACCCCGTTGTAGCAATTCCGCGCGACCGTCCCCGGGTGCAAGCCCGTCGAGCCGCCGATATGCTGTGGCAGTGTCGTGTCAGGTAAATGCGTCGGGGCATAGAGATATCCCGTCACATCGCCGCTCGGTTGGCTGGTGGGCCAGACCACAATTAGCGCGAGGTTCGTGGGATTGGTCTCGTTGAAGCGCTGCAGATACCCAATGATTGTCGGATCGATGAACGTGCCAGGCCCGAGCGTGCCAAACCCCGCCACCTCATAATCCGTCCCATTGGTGATGTTGTGAAACCGCAAGGTCTTGAAGTTCCCGACGGTCATCGTCGTGAAGGGAGAGACGCAATCCACCTTCACATCATCCATCATTAGCTGTGGGATGGAGGACGTAAGCCCGAGTGTGGGATGGCCGGATATCTGGGGTCGCAGATATACCGCGGGATAGATCAGTTGAACCAGGTTGCCCGACTTGGCACCGAGCCTCCAGGTATACCGTGCGGTATAGTTCGTTAAGGGAGCGATCTGCTGGAACGTATTAATGACGCCACGTGGAATGAGGCTCGCTGTATTTGCTTGCCCAAAGATTTGGGTTTGGCGTTCGAGATAGCGCTCATCGGAAATCGTGAGGTCCCACCCCGCGACATCCGCGGCGAGGTTGATATCCGTCAGCCGCCCCACCGACATGGTTGAGTAACTAGCCGTCGAATCCAGGGACGAGCGGAACCGCGTCAACCGACCCAGGAGTTGTAACCGTCCCGAGCTGTTCGTCAGGTGGGCGGTGAACGTTGAATTGATATCCAAGACTGAGAGTTTCCAAGGTTGGGACTCGACGCGCCCTTCCGGCGCACGGACCAATTGGCCACCGAGGATTGGTGGGGCGCGGAGTTGCGAGGTCTGGAGAGTGAAATCGATTGCGCCCGTTGTCGTCTGGACACCGGCCCCAAAGATGTCGATGCGATAGCGGATTCTCCCGCTCATAGGATGCGAGACATCTAGGGAGTCCGAAACCCGGACTGGTTCGCCACGAGGATCGCTGCCCGCAGCACTTCTTGGAACCCCGGATCTCGGGCGACGGCAAAGGCCGTCAAGGGCGAGACTTTTGACATATCCAGCGTCACTGCTCCTCCCGCCATTCGTGAACCACTAATCCCCCCGCCAGAGGCATCAGCACCCACCGTACCAATCCCACCTCCACCTATGGTCCCCTTGAAAATCGAGCCAAAGAATTGCCCCAAGGCATAGCTGAGGACTTGTTCGAAGACGCGCTTCATCAAGCCCTGCATATCGCTGAAGCCATTCATGATGGCCTGGGCAAGGTCCCGCCCGATCCGATCTCCCCAGCGTTGCGCCAGCCGATTGGTTTCGGCAAGATCACGATCAAAGATCCGCTGGCCTTCGGCAATGACGCGGTCGATTTCGCGGCCCGCATTATCCACCACATCCCGAAATGCCTTGGATTCCAGGGCACGCCCCGCTTCCGTGGAATTGATAAAGTTGACATATGCTTGCGCGGCAGCATCCATTCGGGGCTGGAGTTTATCTAGCCGATCAGCCATCTGTTCCAATTCGTCATTCTGACGAGCCGTGACTTCCACGGCATGCTCGACATGATCATTCCACTTCTCTTGCGCCCGCGCCATTTCATTGGTGAGCGTCGCGATTTGCCGATTCAGGGCTTCCCGAATCCCCACATCCGTGCTCTCTGCTCCCCCGATGAGACTCTGGAAGAATTCCTTCCCAATCTGCTTCGCCCGCTCGAAGAATGAGGGATCATCCCGGAGCCGCTCAAGTTCGGAGATTTGGATTTGGAGCGAGGTAACTTTCGCATGCTCGCCCAGTTTATCGAGTTCTTTAGTGAGGGCTTTGGTCGCCTCGCTATCAGCCGTGGCCTCCGCACTCATGAGTTGGAAGGCTTCCGTAATCGCCACGATCCCTGCCAGCACACCGATGGCAATCGCCGAGCCCCCAGAGAACAGCAATAGACTTTCGGTCAAGAGCCCCATGCCATGGCTGGCACCTACCGTTTGGGCGGCGATGCCCCCAAGGGCCATTTCCATCCGCCGAATCCCGCGCTCAGACCCTGTAGCGAAAATTCCCGCTTGCTCTACCCCCTCATAGAAGGTGCGGTTTCCCGCCGTGGCGGTTGTTGTGGTGTTCTGGAAGTTTTGCAGCGAAGTCGTGGCTTGATTAAACCCCGTCTGAAATTGCCCGACATCCGCCGTTAACTTGACGACCACATCCCCCAAGTCAGCCATGCGCTTCCTCTTTCCGCCGCGCGGCGATCTTCGCCATTACCCGCTGATACGGCTCTTCATCCAGCGTCGCCGTCACTCCGAGCAACTTGTCAAACACCGCATTCTCCTCAACAATCACTGGTGCTTCCCGTCCTAAGAGCTTATCCACCGTCAATACGGTATCTGTAAAGGGGGCGAGGAAATGCATGACCATCCACGCACACTGTTCTTGGACGTGCGTATCCCGCCAGCGATAGCCCTCAGAGAGTTCGAGGAATTCGCGCGGGGTTAGACGCCAGAAGGAATCGGGCGCGAGGGCGAGCGGGCCAAAGGCGAGTTGGCGGATCTGCTCCCAGTCCCAGGCGCCAGCGGAGGGTCCGACTTTACTTCCTTGGGCTTCTCAGGGAATGCCGCCCGTAACGCCGACCCGACCGCTTCGAGCACCTCTGGGAGATTCGCCGGATCGACCCACCGCCCCACCTGAGCCACCGTCGGGGGGTCATCATGATCTTGGAGCAGTGCCCAGATCAAGAGTTGGGTCACCCGCAAAGAGGGGGGCGTTTCCTTCAGCCGCTCAAGCAGACTGCTCCACGTTTGGCCTCGATCTTCCACCGCCGCCATAGCCCCGAGCGTACAGCGGAGTTGCCACTCCCGACCCCCCAAGGTAAGTGGGACCGCCCGCACGGCGGTCATGAAGTCCTCGTGATCGCACCCGTGCCGACAAGTTCCAGTGTGCCCACAATGGACTTATCCGTGGGCAAGGAGTGCTCGAACTTCGTCACCTTACCATTGCCGACCCAGAGTCGCGCGGTCTTGGATGTCGTCGCCGCGACGCTCACCCGCACGGACAATGGCGCCGACGCGGTGAGTTGTACGGCAAAGATTTTCTGCCCAGCGCCGGTCGAGATGTAGTTGACTTTCCCGGCGACTTTCCAGTCCCGAATCCCCAGCAGATTCTCCATCCAACCAGAGGAATCGTGACTCGTGACATCAATCGTCTTGCCATTGACGGTCAGCGTCACATCCTGCAATTCCGCTACGCGCGTCATGGAACTGGTGGCTTGTGCAAGGTTGGTGCTGGCGTAGAGTGCGCCAGCCCGTCCCGTGAGTGCTGCGGTCGCCATACTACCCTCCCTGTCTGCTTACGATGTCCGCGACCGGATAGCCGCGAAATTGACGGCCACCGAAGGGCGATTGGTGTTGTCGAATCCCAGACTCAGCGGCTCGCCCTGCCGCCGAATATGCACATAGCGCCACGCCGGAGAGCCGATGCTCTTATTCATCACGGTCTCCAGCGAGGTCATCACGTCATTCAATTTCTTCCGCGCTTGGGCATAGGCCGAGCTCCCAGCCAGGTTGATCGGCCCGCGCACCCGGACCTGAAAGGTCGGGCGCTCCAGGGACTGCGTGCTGATTTCCTGTTGCGGGAAGCCTCCCGTTTCGGTGATGGTGATGATCGCATCGGGGGTCGCTGGCTCATACCCAAGTCCTAGACTCCACTTCGCGGTTGAGCCAGTGACGGCCACCCCTTGGGTAACCAAATAGTTGCCCAGCTCCGGAAGCAACATTTAGACCGCTCTCCGTGCGCGACGATTTGATGCTTGCTCTTTGGGCGTGGCCCAGCGGCAATTCCCCGGCTCATAATTCCCGTCACCATTGATACGATCAATGCTCGTCCCGATGGGACGCTCGCCCATATCCGCTAAGAACTTCTCAAAGCTTGTTGTCCATGCTTCGCATACCACGATGCCGCGCCTCCCATATCGCTCATAGTTGGGCACGGTCGGATTGCTGCATCGCTGTAGCATGTTATTCCAAGTTCGATAGGTCGGCGTATGGTGCCCGACCTTGGCGTGTCCATGTGTCGTGGGGTCCTGACGGTGTAGCGCCATGAGTTCGCGCTTAAGACACCCACAGGATCGCGTATCTCTGTTTCGCAGATACATGGTACGGAACCATCCCCATTCGCCGCAATCGCACCTACAGAACCACTGCGTGGCCCCGTGCCATCCTGGACGATGTGCGGCGGTTACGGTTAGCCGACCGAACCGTTGACCATGCAAGTTGAGCATTTAGCTCACCCCAACGCTCGGACTTTTGCTTTCAGTCCTATTTCAAGACGTTCAACCAGACGACCAGCAGCTTCCTTGAACGGGGTCTCCAAAAACTTCCAAGAACCCACGCGCGCCCAATGCTTATAGGACTTTCCTTGGGGAGAGAGCCCACCAGTCTTTCCAGCCCGCGGGTTCTCATGCACCAGCAATGCATAGGCACTTGCCGCCCCGCCGTAGGCTAAGACCACGGTGGTCTCGGTTCCATTCAGCACCGGTGGTTCCACATAGCCGCTCTCCCGCAGGACGCCAGTATCGACCGGGACATAGTGCTCCTTGGAATCCGCCATGATCTCCTCACCCACCTCGAACAACGTCGCCGCGAGCCCCTGCTGCGCCTGTGGCCCCAAGGCCTGTAATGCCTGGATAATCTCGGCCGTCCCTTGGACCACGATGGCCATTATCCACCATAGAGCAGGAGACGGGTATGATGGCCGACGCGATCATCCATCTGGCGTTGCACATCCAAGATGCGAAACGTGGTCCCCTGATACAAGAACTTGGACCGGGGGTCGATGTTCGCCGTCGTCGCGAGCCAGGCCCGATGCGTCGGCGTCACACTTTGCCCATCGCGCGTGAAATCCATATGTAGGGCCCGCGTCAGTCGGAGTCGGTACGTTGTGGCCTGCGTCGTGTAAGTATAGGCTCCTGAACCATCCGTCGAATACCGACGGAACGGGGTAATCGCTACTGTCGCAGGCATCAAATCCAGAAACCGCGCTTGCAAACTCACGTCGTGAGCCCCGTGGAGACGGTCCCTTCAATGCCTACCGGTGCCCCAGGGCGCGTCATCATCCCGCGTGTAAAGACGGGCTGTACCCGATCGGTATCCTGCACATAAACGGTCTTTTGCCCCGAACTCATGGCTGGCATAATCCCTGTGACCCCACGCCGGATGCCCAGCATCCGATAACAGGCGGCGGCTTCACGATAATTCTTCGGCTTCTCGCCCCCGATTGAGAGGTCGCCCACCCGAGTCTGCACGGCTTCGTTATCTGCCAGCGATTCGCAGATCCAGGATGCCGCCAGATAGATGTTGTTATTCTGCTGACTGAGGGCAAAGGCGAGTTCTTCATCGGCCCGCAGCGGCCGACTACTGGTCAGGTCATTGAGCAGGAGCCGCAGGGCATCCCGTCGCCCGGCGGAACTCGCTGTACTGGGGGCCCGCGTGTAGGTCCAGCTCATTTACGGCAGGGCGCACGTTTCGACACGGAGGCGTCGACCAGCGGCCGTTGTGAACTTGGTGGAACTGAATTTGATCCATGTTACTGGAACGTTGCCCGTTGAGATCGCCCGGCGGGCCGCGCTCGTACAGGTGGCTAAGAGCAGCGGGGCTGTGGAGGCCGAGGACAATGCCCCAAAGAGTTTGACCGTAAAGCCAGACGTGGCCACCGACGAGCCCTTCGCCGCCTGCAGCGTAAAGAGCTTATAGGCGCCTCCCAAGGACAACCAAGGCGAGGTGGATTTGGCGATCAACCAATTGGTCGTCGCCCCTTTGAAGGGGATACTTCCCGTCCCGACATGATCCATCCGCATCGGTTACTCCTTCTGCACCGGCGCTTCGATGAGCGGCAATAACGGGGCCATCATCGCCAGCCGATTGACGGGACGTTGCCCATCCGATGGGGGTGGCGCCACCGCCGTTTCTTCTCGAATCATCAGACTACGCTCTGTGCGATACACATCCTGTAGCGGCCCTTCGCCAGGGAAGTAGTTCTTCAGCACCCATTTGCTGTTCTGCTTGGCCCCGCGGCACTCGTGCAACGCTCGTTTGGCCGCCTCCAGATCCATCGTGGCGAGTTGCTCATCGTTCTGCAATCCCTCCACGGCGGCTTTGCGCATGTCCTCAGGAATCACGGCTTTGATCTTTGCCACGAGTTCGTGGAGTCCATCCCCACTCAGGAGTTGCAATGCCCCCTTGATTTGATATAACGCCCGCTTGGTGGTCTCATATTGATCCACCGCTTGCGCTTCGGAGAGTTCCAACTCTTCCATCCGCACGATCAACTTCTGGCGAACATGCATCTTGTTGTCGTAGCCGTAGAGATAGGCGCATTTCAAGAGCTCGGATTGCTGGGGCATGAGCACTTGGATACCGAGGCCCCGCGCAATGCCGATGAAGTATTCGACCGACGGTCGCTGCCAGCCGTATTCCGATTCCCCATGTACCCCGTCCATGGCCATATCGACGCCATAGAGCCCGATGGTCCGATAGCCTTGGAGAATCGCATGGGCGATCATCCAGGAAATCGAGTTGTTGTAGTATGCCTCTGGAGATAGCGGTTGCCCGGTGGGTAAGACGGCTCCCGTGAGTACCTGATCCAAGGGATAGGCTTCACTCATCGGGATCCGGTCATCATGTTCCCACATCCAAATCGGACAGATCGTCTGCTCAATCAACCACTTCGTGTGCTGGGGATCGCGAGCGCCTGGGTACTCGCCATCGGGCCCGGGCCAGTGCAATTGATACCAGCTGATTTGGCCTGAGGCAAAGGGATCGCCTTTGTCCTTCGGCCAGAAATTGGCCACGGTCGAATGGAGATCATTCAGCCCTTTGAAATCCCAATCGGGCTGCCCCCACGGCGCGGCGAAGTTGTGCTGCGTAAAGCCGAGGATCGCGCAATGATCTCGCGTGCGGGTCCAGGTCATGACAACGCCACCGTATTGACGATGAGGCCGAGCATCACAGAAACGAGCCGCTTCGTCGCGCCCGCCGCCGCACTGGTCAATGCCATCCCGATGATGTTGTTATTCACTGTCGTGGTCCGGACCGTTCCACCCAAGCGACTAGCCGTCGAGGCTGCCCCAGAGGTGCAGCGGAGCACATCGCCAATCGCGATGGCTTTCGTCGATGCTTCGATGGGCACGATGCCGGAATAGCGCACGCTAATGAGCTTGCCACCGCCCGTCGCGCCGTTCATCGCAACGCCGACCGCAATACGGCCGGAGGTCCCCGTGGTGTGCTTCACGTTGCCCGTGTTCATGAGCTTCACAACACGGTTCGCAATGATTGCCGCCGTCGAGTTGAACTTCAATTCTTCATTGAACGCCGGGGCGAGTGCCTGGCGTGTGAACTTCTGGAACCCCATAGGTCACCTCGAAAACGGGGGGGAGCGGGGCACCGCCTCCCCCAGCCGGTTACCGACTCCGCACCCGCTTCTTCCGCGGCTGAGGATCCTGCGCCCCCTCACCACGGTCTACGAATTTGGTGCGTTGCAGTTTCTCCACATCCACCTTATTGCGACCTAAGAGATCTGGGTCGAGGGATTCGCCCGCATGCACGTCCACACTCTGCTTCGTGCGGAAATCGTAATAGCGGAAATCCTTGACCGCGATCACGAGGCGACGCAGCTCGGCAAAAATTCGCCAAGCACTTTGGCGGTGACTGCATTGGCGAAGGCCGTCTCGCCTTCGATCCGCTCGACCTTCCGGAACAGGATCGGAATCCGCGCGATGGCGATCGGATAGGCGTTGTTCTCTGGAGTCGTCCAGATGAACGTGTAGCCCGCTGAGGGCACCATGAGGCCCGGGCCCGTAGGCGCATAGGTTAGGAGGGCATGGTTGCCCGCATTGAACGCGAATGTTCCAGTGGCGGCACCTTCGTTTGCGCTATTCGCCACTCCGAACAGCACATTGACCCGGCGCAGATCCAGTACGGACGCAATCAGGTCCTTCGTGACGATCGCTGTCTGCGTGTACTTGATCCGATCCAAGATGTCCGGATGATCCTGGAGCCGCTTGTAGGTGTTCGGGCCCAGCGTCAGATCGCTGGGGATCATCCCGGAGTTCTGCACCATCACATACCAGCGGCCGCGGATGTCCTCGATGGGTGTCGAGTTCACGTTGTCCCAAGTGATGCCGACCGGGGTATCGGCATTCCAGATCCCGGTGGCGAAGTATTTGGCGACGAAATCCAAGTCTTCACGGATGAGAATATCGCGGGTCACTTTCGCGACGGCGGCCCGTTCCAAATCCAGCGCCAGATCGACGTTCGCGGCGGTCTGATGGTCGATATCAAAGTGACTGGCCCAGACATCGCAGTAATAGGACGAGCTGGAGACGTTGAGGCCCGAGCCGGTCGATTCGGCCCCGGGGGCCCGCTTCGTTGCATCGGTGCGGAAGAAGTCTTCCTGCTTCCACACATAGTATTTGTTCGATTGCTTGTCCACTGGCACGTTGGGGAACACCATGCGCGCCACGCCAAAGACGGCCTCCTCCTGCATGATGGCGATGGACAAATTGGACAACGGTACATCTATGTGTACCTGTTGTGGGGATGGCAATGGCATCGCTTAGTCCTTTCCCGTCATCATGCGGTGGTCGCGAAACCGGCGTGAGTCAGCAGCATCGAGATGATCCGACGCCCGGTCCCCGCCGCAGCGGTGGTCATGGCATAGCCGATCACATACGAAGTCTTGGGCGCGGTCGAGACCTTGACCGTTCCCCCGAGACGCGAGGCAGTCGAAACCGCTCCTGAAGTCGGCGAGAGTACTGCGCCGAATGTCACCGCACCACTGGAAGCTTCGACCTTGGTCACCCCGAAGGTGCGAACGCTCACCATGGTCTGTGGAGAGGTCGTACCGCTCTGTTGGGCCACCCCAAGCGAGCGGTGGGCCAAATTGGTCGTGTGTTTGATCCCCGCGCCGGAGAACTTCACCAGCCGGTACTGAATGATCGGCACCGTTGCCAGCGCCGATACATCGAACAGCGGTATCTCGTAGGCCATGGCTAGCGCTCCTGATTCCGGTTACGGGTTTCCGCAACGTGGCGCTTATAGATCGCCCGGCCTTCGGGCGTATCCAGCACTTTGTTGTAGGCTTGGTGATAGGACAACTTCGTATCCTTGGCAGCCAATTCCTTGGCCATGAGATCGAGCTGCGCTTCGGGGCCAGCGAGACTATATTCGCCCCCGCCTCCAGCGCCTAGTTCCTTGAAGACGTAACTCTTTTCGAGATTCGTATTCCAGGCATCCAATTGATTCAGAAACTTCGTGAATCGCTTCTCCCCGATAGATTTCTCTACATCGTCAAGGAACTCTGCGAAGTCGTCCGCTGGGGCTCCGGGGAGATACTTCAAATCCGCCGCCCGTTTGACGAAGCGCTCCCGGCGACGCTGTTTGAAGATTTTCTCATTCTCCGCCTTCATAGCATCGGCTTCCTTCTGGGAAGCCTCCAGTTGCTTGCGGAGATCGTCGCGTGTCTTCTCCAACTCCTGCTGCGTCGCGTCATACTGGCGCTTCAGCGTTTCGGTATCCGAGGAGAGTGTTCCAGAGCCCTTCAAGTCAGCCAACTCCTTGGTGGCCCGATCACGCTCAACTTTGAGATCGGCAATTTCCTTTTGGAGGGCTTCCGTTGCTTGGGTATCCATCGATGCCTCTTTCTTCATGGACTTGGCCTTCATGGCCGCTTCATGTTCGGACTTTTTGTGATCTTCCCCGTCAATCGGACAGGGCGGACCTTCATCGGCACCGTCTTTGATGATATGCCGTTTGGCGATCACGATCATGGCATCTTGGTTGGCACCTTTGTCTACCAAGCCAATGGCGTCGATCCGCATCTTCCGTAGTTTCTTCGCCATCAGACCTCCACCCGCTCGGCAGCACCTTTGATCGAGAACATCGTCCGGTCACCTGCACGGACTTTAGCGAACGTCTCGGGGTCGAACTTGAATCCCACCCACCACGCCCCCTGGGGAGCGGTGTCGGCTTTGAGGCCCATGGCAGTAAGCTTATCGGGCGTCACCACTAGCGATTCAACGAGTTGCCCTTTGGCTACGTCATCGGTGGGATGCAAGTCAGTCCCCACACGAGAATGGAGGACGAAATCGTAGGCTGCGGGTTCGAGTTCATCCATGGTCACGATATCGCCTTGGAGGTCTTCGAGAATGTTCCCCGACGCGTCTTTGGCGACGGACGCCCAGCCGAACACGAGGCGTTGGGCTTCATCGACCTTGGCGATGACGAACTGCTTTGGAGACATGGATTCGACTTTTTTGTCCATCAGTGCATCCATGGCCAAGTAGTCCTTTTCGAGTTTTTCGACCGCTGCTTGAACCGCACCGCAATACGCTTTCGGGTTTTTCTTGCTGCTGTTCGCCTTGACACAAGCGGCGAAGTCCGCGTATCCGGCGAACGGAATACAACCTCCTCAGTGACAAAAGGGCCCGCCCCAACGAGGAGCGAGCCCTTCAGGTCCCACGATTTTTGGTCTCTCTAGGCTAGTAACATGGGGATTCTTGCAAAATGCGCAAGTCCCCACGACCTACGTGTAGCCCACGTCGGGCTTCATTTGGCATCACCTCCCTATATAGCGAGTCTCCGCTGATCCAATCCCCAACCGCCCTGTTCCTCCATTTTCCGATGTAGACAGCGATGGCACTGATCGCAAAGGACGCGCAGATCACTCAATTTCTCCCTTCCCAGGCGCCTATACGTCATGTGGTGGACTTGTACCGCCGCGCGAATCCGACACGCTTGGCACATATGTCCGTAGCGCTGGTATGCACGTTGGCATTTGCGCTGCCACGCTTCGCTGCGGTTGATGATGTATTCGTGATAGAAACTGCCATGGTAGGTACTACCGCAATGCGCGCAGTGATCTTCGGGACGCCAAAACATAAAAACCGCCTTTCCTATAAGGAACAAGCGGCCTTCCGTGGTGGCGATGCCAGCGCTTCGGTGGCCAAGTGATGTGAAGCCGTGGTGCCTGCGGCACTCTTCGGCGGGAAATCAATCCTTCAACAAACCGTCAATCGCTCGTGCCTCCTGAATAAGTCGCCACGAAGTTAATAATGAACTTTCCAATTCGTCAAGCACATCGGGACAGGTAAACCGTGGCTCTACCTGTTTGAATATCCGGTATGTCTCACGCACATGATCGCGTTGGCGTAGAGCACGTTTAACTACTTCTTCCAGTTTCCGGCCAACTCCCAAGTACTGCCTCTGCTTCAATGTCAAGTTACGTCGGAGTTGCTTTACTGGATAATCTGGATCAGGGGGTAGTTGAAGAGGTAAACTACGCCCCCCACCTGGGAGACGACGCCGAGGTCCGAGGCCACGGAGTCCGCTGGGACAACCCAACACTCGCTCCAAATGGGCATTGATCCCAGCCCAATTTATTGGTCGTTCACTCATAGGTGCCCCATCCGATTCAATAGTTAGGACGTAACATCCGTGGTTGCCCGTCGATCCTATGCATGGAACGGCGTGCGTATCGGCGGGCAGCACTCTCGCATTGCTGGACGATCTTCTCTCCCGTACCCAAATAGTCCCGTAAATGGTCCACGGCTTCTCGGTCCGCCCGTAGCGATAAGGGAGTCCATGAATGGGTGTGATCTGGCCCATCTGCATCCGTGTGAATCGTAAAATGTTTTTCGAGGGCATTAGCGCCCAGCGCATATGCGGTACGGAGCACGTCGGGATTCCCCAGAATATGATCGCTCCAGCCAATCTCGCGAGTGAAGGTTTTCCGGAGCGTGAGGATACATCTGAGGTTGGCATCGTTTGCATATGCCGGATAGGACAAACAGCAATGCATAATACAGACGGGTAATTCCCCTAGCCATTCAAGCGCCTGATAAATCTCCGGAATCGTGGATGCACCTGTACTCAACAAAACTGGCTTGCCCTTACTTGCAATCCGACGGATCAGGGACTGATGGGTGATGTCTCCTGACGCAACCTTCCAAGCTGCGACAAGTGGATCAAGTTCATCCACCAATTCTTCATCAAACGCCGACAGGAGGAATGCAATGCGATAAGCAGAAGCCTGTGCCGCCAGATGTTTCCATACCGCTAACGGGAAACTCGCCGTTGTCTCGAAATACTGCCGCTGCGTCCCGGAGGCTCCCCAGTAAGCAGGGGCATCTCCCGTCACCAGATATTCGGGTCGATATGCCTGCATCTTAATGGCATCTGCTCCAGCCATTGCCGCCGCACGAATTAAGTCGTCGGCCTTATTGGGATCACCGCCATGGTTCCCGCCGATCTCTGCAATAAGATAGGCCGAATGCTCCATGCCGATGAAGCGCCCCGCAATGGAGAAGGTCAGATGAGTACCAGCTTTCGGCTATGGTATTCCGCTAGGACTTCATCCACCATCGCATCTATCGGATATTGGGGAACATACCCGATCAGTTTGCCGATTTTCGTCAGATCCGGGGCGCGGCTTTCGATATCATCATATCCGTGTTCATAAGGCGGTGGTATCGTCTCGATAGGCGAGCTGGACCGGGCGCGGAACTTCACAATCTCCGCTAACTCACGCATGCTGTGATTCGCCACCCCTCCGATGTTCACCAGTTCTCCGACGGCTGAATCGCATTCCATGAGATCGGTTAATCCCCGCACCACATCGGCCACATGCCCAAACGTCCGACGTTGCGTTCCAGGGGCATATACTGTCAGCGGCTCCCCGCTCGACGCTTGACGACAGAACCGGGGAAGCACGAATCCCGCTTCTGGGCGTTGCCCTGGCCCCACGGTATTGAACACCCGTGTGACGATGAACGGCGCTTGCGCTTCCCGGATATAGGCAAACGCCAAGCACTCGGCGGCGGCTTTAGCGTAGGCATAACTCCATGACTGGACCGGGGAAGGCCCGACGAAGCTATCGTCCGTTTCCCGTGCAGGCGACCCGTTGCCCCGGCCATAGACGGCGCTCGTCGAAGTAAACAGCGTGCGTGTTTTCGTCTGGCCGGCAATCTGGAAGACCGTCTCCGCACTGCTCAAGGTCCCTGTCACGGTGCCCAGCAGATTGGGCATCACCTTGGCGAATCCCACCACGGCGGCGAGATGAAAGACTCCATCGTGCCGAGGGATGGTACGTTGCATCAGTGTGGGATCAGCAGCGGAGCCGTAGATATGCAAGACGCCACGGAGATCGCAGCGCCGCGGATCAATGGTCGTGACGTGATGATCATGGGCTAAGAGATAGCGAGCGAGATGCGTGCCGATAAAACCGCCCCCCCCCAGGACAAGATATCTCACATGTAGCTATGGGCTGCGAGGGCAATCATTCCAGCGATTAGACCGATAAACACCAATCGCAACCACCAAGGAGCCCACCATGCATAGGCTCCCACAAGCCATGAAATGTAACTGGCGCGCAGCCAATCTTCACCAAATCCTCGGATGGTGCGCAAATTCACACTGAGTCCCGCCAGTCAAGATATAGCAGCCCTTGCTCTGCTGTCGCGACATCACCCTTGGCCTGATATTCTAAAATCTTATGCCACTCATCCGCGAGTCGCGTCATCGGACTCGGCGCGGGGCGATTCCAGATTCGCACCGTCCGAGAGAGCCCGTGATCGATTAAGACCTTGAGCATCGTCAGGAATGCGCGTGGTTGATGATACGCGGACGTAATGATCGTCATGTCATTCCCAGAGCGGAGGGCAAGGGCGCGTTCCGCTTCGTCGCGTGTGTTCTCACCGTGCAAAGAGATGGCATCACTCGGAGTCATCGCGAACCGGAGACGCTGATCCATCGGCGGTTCATCCCACCCCGAGAGAATGACCGCAGTCCCCCGAGACTCGTCGGGCACCAGCACACGGGCGAGCAAGAACTCGCGTTCCGTCGCGCCGGCGTACATCTCCGCGATCGCCCAGTCCTCAGGCGTGTCCAGGTCCACACCTTCCGCTCCCTCGACGATAATCGGTAACCCGCGCTCCACAGGCCACGCGCCGTCCACCAGAAACTCACGCCGGATGGCTGTACAGCCGCCCGTCACTTTCCAGCATGGAGCCATTTGTTCCCGAGGTTTCCGCGGCGTCCCGATTCTCGCATGACGATCATCCTTTACCGTCAAGGCGATGGGGTGCCCTGCAAGTGCATCCAAACACCGTTGGATCGTCGTGCGGCGAAGAAACGGTGAGGTACATTGCAAGACACCCACGATCGCATAGGGTTCACGACCCTGTTCGGCTTCGAGCACGGTGCGATAGACCACGGGTTCCCAGGTATGCACGCCCGGCGCTGTGGGAAGTTGCGGTTCTGGGATGACCACGGCTCCCAGCGCGTAGGCTTGCCCTGCAATCTCCAGATCATCGGTCACGACCACGACATCCCCTAACCCCTGAGCAGTCGTGAGTGTGTATTGCAGGGGAGATTTCCCGTTGAGCGGACGGATCGCTTTGCGCGGAATCCCGACTGACCCGCCCCGAGCGGGAATGACGAGCAGTGTACCACTCACAGTCGCACTCCGACCACCTTGGCTTTCTTCGGTGCGACACTCAAGATGTTATCCACATCCTCAGCGCCATATTGTCGCTCGCTCTGCACCACCTGTAAGACCTTAAAGAGTGACCCGCCATGCGCGATGATCGGGATGCCGCGACCTTCAGCCACGCCGCACCAGTATTCCAGGGCCGGGCGTCCACTCAAGGGCTCGCCATCGAATAATCCCATATCCGCACCGTAGAAATGGATTTCCTCAAAGGCCGACGAGAGTGTGAGTGCACAGGCCAGCATCCAGTCAAAACTTCCCGCATGATAGCGGCCGTGGGACACCATGGCCTCGACATGCTCCTTGGGATATTCAATGCTCCGGCTGATTTCCGGCCAAGGCTCTCCCCACACATAGACGGGGATACCCATGAGGTCCAACGCGCGGACGTGTTCCTTGAATCCGCGCTGCCCATAATGTTTGAGGAGCCACGCCCGTCGGTGGAGTTCAAACCAGCGATGGAACGAAAAACCTTTCTTGCTATCCTGCTCCTGAAGCACGTTGTATTTGCTACCGTACATCGCATTCATCGACCACAGTTCCCAACCCGGTTTATGATAGGGAACCTTGTCCTTGGACTGGCTCAACCGCCCACCGACGATGGCGAGATTCACGAGGATTCCTTGAAGGAAAGGGTAACCGCACAGCGACAATTGTGTGCTATAATACCTTCAGCGATGTACCATCCGCCACCTGTCTGGAGGTTGTAGACATGACCCGAAAAATCACGACGCTCAACTCGGATGATCTTGTCCAAGATTATCTCGCTGGGATATCGACCAACCAACTCGCCATACGAGAGCAGGTCAGCCGAAATGTCATTGACCGTATCCTGCGGGAGCACGGCATTACCATGCGATCCCAAAGTGATGCCGAGCGGCTCAAGTGGTCGCATATGACTACAGATCAACGATGCAGGCAAACCGTCGCCGCCCATAGTGCAACCCGTGGTAGTCGGCGCACACTGGAATCGTTGTGTATCAGAGCCTTGGAAATCCAACGCCTCGGTCAACAAACCTGGTATGAAATCGAAGTCGGAGGATGGCTCAAAGCGCAGGGAATCGGCACTATCCCCCAACAAGCTGTGGGCCCTTACAATTGCGATTTGGGAGCCTTTCCCGTCGCCGTGGAAATCTTCGGCGGCAATTGGCATTTCAACGGTTCGCATCTGCGACGCCTGCCACAGCGTGTCCGCTACTTCTTCGATGCTGGTTGGCATCAGACCATCATTGTCATCAATCGTACTCACCCGCTGCGCGAACAGGTCGCAGATGACATCGCAGGATTCATCAAGCGTGCTCGCCGCCATCCAACCGCAACTCGTGAGTATTGGATGATTGGGGGTAGTGGAAAGCTGCTTACCTCCTGCCGTGCGGATGATGACAAGTTGTCCCTGATACCATCGTTTACTCTGGGCCGCAATCCCATAACGGGACGCTACGAGCGTATCTCCCGGAAAGCATAGGGGATGTGCTGGCGGATACTGCAATGGCCCAACATCAGACTGAAACGGCTCCCCAAGGGCGACGCCATCAGGATTCTGGTCTGGGATCGCTTCGCAGATCGGACACAGCCGATCATCCTCCGTCACAATCCAATCACGACGGGTGCGCTGAGGGTCTAAGAGTTTCTGCTCCACCGCACTGGCCCACAAGGCGTCCTGCCCGGCACTCATCGCACGAATGGATTCCGTCCGCGCAATCGCGCTCGCGCGAATATTCAGGAGCCGGCGCGCGTAGGCATCAGCCAATGCGTCGGCACGCCCTACGGAGGTATCCTGATCCAGCAGGGATTGCCGATAGTTCTCTACGGCTTGAGCATAGCGATCCGTCAGGCCAATGTTCGCACGGAGTCGGCGGCCCATCTGATCGGGTGTCAATCCATCCGTGAAGCCCTGACGCAGGATCAGCCGAATCGCATCTTGACTCGCATTGGCGATATCGCGCACTGCATCGGCCACGATCGTATCCACGGCATCGAGCGCGAAAGGATTGGTGCGGTCGAACGCGAACTGGATTTGCACACTGGGCGGGAACTGCTCGCCCGTCAATCCGCCCACCTCCACGACACCTGCAAGGATGGCATCCTGCATCGGTGGCGTCAATAATTCTTGGAGCCGCTGCCACAATTCGATCGCCGTCGGATGGGCCCCCTGCAAGAGGTCCGCGATCGTGGTCGGGGTGAGTTCATCACGGAGTGCGGCAATCGCGTCAAGGAACGCACGTCGCAGTTTGGGGGCGAGCTGATCCGCCAAGGCCAGCAGATCATCAACGAAAGACTTCGCAATCGTAATGGTCATCGGATCTGGTGCCATATCCATCGACCGCCCTCGATGACCGTCTCAGTGACGAGATACCCGTAGAGCCGCTGCCGATAGTCATTCCAGGAGAACCCGTTGTAGTCGAACAAGCGCTCATAGGCGTAACTCGTGATCTGCACCCCAACCAAACGGATCACGGGTTTACGAAAATCCTTTGCAATCCAGGGACCGCGCGAGAGGACATTGAGTCCGAACCCCGCGCCGTATTCTGCCAAGCGATCGTGATGCAGAAAGATCCCTATACCTTGTGCGGAAGCCGTCTGCACTCCAGTGAGTAGCACCAGACCGACGATCAGACTACGCATCGGCCAATAATGCCATCAGGATCATGGTCTCCTCTTCCTCCTGATCTGGTTCCCATGGAACCCGGAATTCTTGGGTAAACGGTTCTTGCAGCTCGGCCACCGCAGATTCATTGACCGTGAACCAGTCCCGCCCGATGGGCCGACGCTGCAACCAGCGCGGGGGCTTCTCCATGGACCGCTTGCGTCCCAACCCACCACCAAAGATTGGCGGAGCACCACCGATGGGCGGCACAGGCTCGATGACCACTTCATCCACAGTGAACGCGTCAACGTCGGTGATGGCGCCAAAAGCAGTCTGTTGCGCTTGGGCGCTTTCATCGATCGCAACGGCATCCCCCACTGCTATACTACCATTGGGATTCGGCTGCTCGGCCATTCCGCCAACATCAACTGCGACTAAGGGTAAGATCCCAGCAATCACTTCGCCCAGTACTTCGGCATCAGTGAAACTGACGGGGACGAGAATGGTGATGCTTTCTGCTAGCGCTTCACCATCCGTATCCGAGATGGCAAAGCCACCACCTTGCTGGTTGGCGACTGCACTTTCATCGAATGTGATGGTCTCACGTACAGCCACGGGAACATTGAGACTACCCACTTCGCCGAGGCCGCCAGCATCAACGCCGACGACCAATGCCACGACAGCAGCTTGATCCGTGACGACAAAACCGATGATTGCTACATCACTAACAACAAAGATTTCGCTATCTGAGACTTGATAAACGAGGAGGAGACTCATATCAGCACGACCCAACCCACCACGCTTTGATCCAACAGACTCACGCTCGTAACCGTAAAACCAGACTTAGGCGTGATGGCATACTTTAAGGTCCCAATGGTGCCGAGGAGATTCTGGGGCGCGAGTACGACGACCGCCCCTGCGGGAATCCGGGGGAGATTCACGGTCGCTTGCCCATTGACTAGGGTGAGTTGTCCGCGTCCACCGATCATGGCGGTCCATGCTCGAAACTGGGAAGATCAATATCCGTTGCCAGCACCGCAAGCCCTAAGACCGTCGCTTGATCCCCGACCGCTTGACTGAGAGCGGATTTCAAATCACCGAGCGTATACCCGTCCGTCAATTGGATCAGCACATCATAGACTTGGCCGCGGATCGTCACATCAACATCGGGCCCCCAGAATACGCAACTCGCCACATAAGCCAATTGACCGGGGAATAGCGGACTCCCCGCTGGGCGCAAGGCATGAACCACTGCGGTGGCCACTTCAGAAAGCCGTCACTTCCGCCCAAGATAAATCGAAGTAGATTGAGGACGCTGCAGCAGCCCCCAGTAGAACACGATTCTCTGCCTCGAAACCTTCATTCTGCACCCACACAAAGGGATGGGTTCCATTCACGTCATCAAAAACATCGGTCACTACGATATTGCGTTGGGCAGGATCGGTAAACGCTAGCGTCAACCATAGCGGCGTTTGGCTCACGGAACCGCCATCTTTGGTGAGCGTTCCGCCCGTCATCCCGGCGGCGGCTCCTGCGATGGTTACACCACGAAGGGCCAATGCCCCTGGGCTAACAGCCATGGAGGTGCGCTTTACTGATGCGGTAGGTGTCACCGTATTGGTCGTATCAACTGCAGAGAATGCCGTACAGCGAAACACATCAATGCTATCTTCAATGGCGGCGGTATGGACACCTGTCTGCAGCCATTTGATGAGAAATCGCGTCGGCACAATCAGATTGGTCGCATGCGTATTCCGTCCCTCGAACAGTCGCGAATTCGCGGCTTGCGTATTCGCTAGTGCGCATCGGTGATTCGCGCGATAATGTCCCAGCGTACCCCATTCCAATGGTTTGACGTGCACATGGACTGCACGGAAGACGCTGCCTCCCACTTCTGCAACCGTACCGCCGTTTCCTTGGATCTGTATAGCCATTTAGAGCCTCCGGAGACAGCGAACGAGTTTCATCGCATCCGGCACATCCAAGTGCAAGGAAATCTTCGGCCAGCCCTCCGCTGCACAACGGGCGATTTCGTGATCGAGCGCATCCGCCAGTTTGCTGGGATTCCAACGGTCAAGGCGAGGCCCATCCATTATGGGCAAGGCATCGACGCCTCCCGCCTGACGAATCACATGCGCCACATGACGCCGTGTGTTCATGCCCATGTCCATGCGATCGTCCATTTGCCGTAAATACGGGTTCCCTTGCCACCAGTCCAATTCTGGGCGCCAGGCCCTGCGGTAGGCTCGTTGGTTTGGCTCGTATTGAACCCGTAGATCGTAAAGCCCGTCCCCGCAACGATGTTACTCGCAAAGATCGCAAGCGTCTCTATCATGTGTTCGTCCGCGCTATGATCCGTCGTGGCAATTGGTCGCAACCATGCCTCAGCCAATGATCCGGCGACAATGCCAGCCTGCCCCGTGATGGCGAGACTGGCGTCACTCGCACCTGGGAAGGCTCCGAAATCCAACGTCCCCGTTCCAGTCGCCACTTAACTCGTCTGCCGATATTGGGTTTGGAAGGGCACGCGCCACTCTCCACGCAAGCCGAGATGATTCACAGAGATGATCGCCATACCGTTCAATGCCGCTGTTTGCAAACTCGGGACGGCGGTAGTCGGCGCGACATAGCGATAGATGCCGTTGGTCCCTGGATTATACGTCATCGCGAAGGTATTCAGCACGCGATTGGTTGAGCTTTGCGTCGTCTGCGATTTCCAGACGCTCACCGTCACATTTGGAGAATTGTTGAGATAACTGCCGGTCCCCATAGTGGAGCTTTGTAAGCCCGTGAGGGTGATGAGGATGTCATTGTGGATATACCACGCTTTCGCTGTCGCCACTGGATCCCCCTAGAGGATATTAGCCGTCCCGATCAAGTTACCATCTATTCCGCTCGCACCCACTAAATCAGGATCGATACTGGCCAGCCCAATGGCCAGTCCAGCCAACGATGGGACACCAAAGGAGGGATTGGGAATCTCCCCAAGCAAACCTGCCTCTGTATCGAGGCTGGCCAGCAAGGCACGAATCGCTTCGGTCACTGCCGCTTGGTCTGCTGCATTTGTGGCTAACAGCGCCACCGGCGTTTCGGCCAAGAGACCCTGTTCGGAACTGGTGACGACTTGCGCGGCGGAGGTCTTAGCAGTCTGGGCTTCGGCGATGTTGAAAGGTTCCACGCCGATCACAGATAGAATACTGCTGAGCGCTTCTGCGATACCGGGTGTTTCCGTTTCACTAAGGCCGAACGCTATGGTACTAGGTTCGGTGAGTATCCCGGAATCCGAGGCGACAATCGCTTTCCCACTAAACGGACTGGAGGCTTCCACCAACCCTGCGGAATCCCCAGCGGAAATGATCTGAGTCGCGACCGCGGATTCTCCGAGGATCACCCCTTCGGCAACTGGGCCGGTTTGGAAGGCGAATGCGGATTCCGTGAGGAGGAAGGGCATATCTTACTCGCTGACCTTGACCGCGGTCGTCAGGAGAAATTGCGGCGTGGACCAACTGGGGGTATCCGCGATTGCCGGAGTCTCCGAGGCGGAGACCGCCCCACCACTACCACTACCTGCTGCACGAATAACCGCCGCTATCAGCCCACCTTTCGCGATCGCTGTGGACATATTTATCACGGCGGTCTGACTTCCGGGGGCTGAGGTAAAAAACTTCTCCTCAGTAATGGCACCAGCTCCGGCTGGCGCTCCGACGAGCGTATAGCCGCTTCCCACACTCCCATCTGTATCGTTGGTGTTCCCATAGGCGATAATGGCTCCACTGGCGATCGTTGGCGTGAAACTGCCCGTTGTCACACTCGTCCCGCTCGTAGCGGTGCCAGTCCCAGAGACGCTATCAAAGAGCGCGGTGAGATCTTCGCCAGTATATTCAATCAGGATTACGCCAGCTTCCGTCACCGCCCCTGAAAAGGCTATACTGATTGTGGGGGACGATCCCCCGCCCACTACATTCGTCGCTCCGTAGATTTGTAGAAACCCGTCAGTCGGACGAGTTAATCGTCCCGCACCACAATCGACGTAAGTATTTGCTTGATCATCGGTAACGGAACTGATCGTGACATTGTTTTTCCAGAACACGCAGACAACGATCGCATCCCCAGCCGAGACTCCGGTATTGAATACCTTCGTGATAGGCGTGCCACTCAGAGCATAAGTCAACTCATCAGCGATTTGGATCCGGGAAATTGCCATGGCTCAGTCCGTTACTCCCGCAACCGCAGCGGCCACAGCGTCTATATCTGCGCCAGGATCGGTGCCGTCGTCGGCCAAGCCCTTATAGGTCGAGGCGACGCTCAGATGGTAGTCGCCTGCAGCTTCATTGACATATCCGATCGCGGCTTCGGTTGCCGCATAGAAACAATCGGCTTGATGCGATCCTCCAGCATCTCCAGCGAAGACTTCCCGATGGATGGTATTGTTTGTCGTGTAGGTTGTATAACAGGCGGCGCCTGTACCATCCGCGTCGCCGATGACGCCGTTGCTGCTGAAGCCATAGATATTGTTGCGCCCGATGTACCTATCACTGATCGCTCCAGCGAAGACTTGCTGACTGTGCAATGGACCGCTGGCCGCTCCCACTGTATTATGGACAAGTTGGAGACAGTTTACGCCCGTGATCTGGAATAGTTTGATCGCCCCACCAAGCAACGCACTCTGGCCACCGACATCAACAATCTTCTCTGCGACATTCTGCTCGATCCGCACTTTCGTCATATCCACAACGATCCCGGTGCTCGAATGATTCGTGAGCTGCCACGCGGAAGCGACGTTCGTGATTCGATTCTTCCGCATCCACACGTCGCGCGTCTCCGTATAGGGCGCTCCCGCGTTCTCTGATGCCGACCAGAACACGCAGGCATATCCAGCCTGCCCTTGCGCCCAGCAGTTCGTGAGGACGTTGCCCTCAATGAGAACACGGACGCCCATCTTCAGCTCTAATAGATTTTTCACGGACCAGCCGAGGCCAATCCAGCTCAATGGCTTGAAAAAATAATTGCGGGTGAATGTGATATCCGATGGTAACAATGAGGAATCCGAGGGATTCGCTCCCCCAATCATCACATTTTCGCCGGCCGCTTCGAGGTGACTATTGTGAATCTTGTATGGACCTGAGCCATTGTAGATAAGAATGGCTTGCGAATCCGCACCCAAGGCATGGATTTCGCTGACATAACCATCCACGAAGGCCATTCTAGCACCTCCGAGTTGCAGCGGTCGCGTCATCGAGAGTCCATTGCTAGGCCCAATCCCATCACGTCCCTGCAAATAACAGCGATCGAAGATGATGTCGTGTGGTTGATTGGCTGAACTGGTCGCATCACCCCCAAAGATCAGCGGGGCCCGACCAAAAGTATCCGTCATGGATGCCGGGACATCGGCATGCATGCCCACAAAGCGATAATGATGCACCGCCCCAGCCGTTTCAATTGTGGAGACCGAACTATTCAACATCCGGAGCGTGGGCATCACTCCAACATTCGCAGGCCCGACCCTAGTGCCAGCGGCAGGAAGGGAGTTAATGGCCGATGTGGTGATATAAATCCAGCCTGATCCGGTGCTTTTTACAGGCAGGGTAAACGGTCCCTGATAGACCGTCCCCGCATTCAACTGAATCACATCACCAAGTGCCGCACCATTCAACGCGGTCTGAAAAGATGCCGCATCAGTAGGTGTCCACGTCGTCCCCCCCGTGGGCAGGGTATACGTCGTATCCACGCTCGCCGGCAAAACGGGGTCGCAGAGATTAATGACCGGCGTTGGCTGACCGAGGACGACTGCTACATTGCGAACCACCTCACGACAGCGTAAGCGTGACGGTCAACGATGCGGTAGCCGCAGAAGTCTTGGTCAAGAGATTCGCCACCTTGCGATTCAAGAGCCGTTGCACCGCTGCGGTCGTCGCGATATTCGCGACCCCCCATTCCCACCAGGTGAAATTGGCCTGCGCGGTCGTAAACGTGCTCTTGAACTGCACTTGAGCGGCGGCAGCGACCGTCGATCCAGTCGTATGGGTCGGAAACCCCGCCGACATGATCTTGAAAATCTTGGAGCCCCCTTGGAGAGCTTTCTGGGTATTCACGGCAGCCGCACTGGAATTCCCGATCCCGAGTGCACACTTCGAGTTGAAGAAATGCTTTGCCGAGCCCGTGGAGGTCGAACCATTCCCGATGAATGCTTCCCAAAGTACAGAGGCACCTCCATAGACAAGAATGTTCCCGTGATCTTCCACGCGGCGCAGCAGACTCCCATCGCGATAATCACGAAGTTCGGCAATGGTGATACACTTCCATTTTGCCCCTTCGTGGCTCACACCCCCGATCCCCATACTGGCGCCCTCACGGACGGCGGAGCGTTCCCGATACTGCGTGGATAGCGTCATGATGTCTCTCCCGACGAGGTAGGGGTAATCGTGCCACCGATGAACTTGCCATCCGCATCCCGCTGAACGATCAATTGTTTCGGCGTTTGATCCTTCTCGATCACGTTTTGAATTGTCACCGCAGGCGGTTCCACGGTCACGACTGGTGCCTCCACGGTGATCTGCGGAGCCGCCACTTCGACCGTCGTCTTCTCCACCGTTACAAGTGGGGCCGGAACGACAACTGGGGCTGCCGCCTGAACGGTAATCTGCGGTGCGGCAACGGTGATCTCGGGTGCTACGACCGTCTTTTCCACCGTGACCTGGGGTGCAGGAATCACCAGTGGCGCGGACGCTTCCACCGTAATCTGCGATCCATCCACATGGACCACCGCTGGGGGTACCACGATTGGCGCAGCAGCCTCTACGGTAACTTGGGTCACCGGGGGGGCATCTTTGCTCACAGTGATCTGCGCACCCTCCACCGTCACGGGCGACGGAGTGACGGACACATTCCCTTCATGTACATGCAGATGAATATCTTGCTTCGCCGCTGGCTCTGGTTTCGCTTCTGGCTTTCCATTCGACTTCGGTGGTTCCTCTTTCGGAGCCGTAATTCCTTTCGGCTCGGGATTCGCCGCCGTAGCCCGATTGGTGGCAATCGCCGCCTGACTCCGTGCCGCTGCTTCCTGTGCCGCCAAGGCTTCTTCCTCCTGATCCTGCAACTCACGCTGCTGGAGTTCTTCTGGAGGCATCGTCGGCAAGTCGCCAAACTCTCGTAGTACGTTTTCAATCGCAGGATCTGGGAAGATCGGCATCCCTGCTTGCGACAGCTTAAGGATATAGTCGCCGATCTGCTGCAGATCCCGGCGTTGCACATCTCCATGTTTGAATTGTGGCGGATCTTCCGTGTCCATGCCGTTCAGCTCAAGCAGCCGCGGAATGGCATAGCGGTTAAGAGGTCCCGCCACCGCATCCAGCCACCCGGAGAGGGCGAGGTTGAAGAAGTCAATCTTCGTCTTCGCCATCGCGAACGAGCCCGTCTGATCATGGCCCTGAATCACGAAGTCCACCAAAACCGTCATCAGAATCCGCACATCGTAGCGGGTGATGATGGCCGACATGTCATATTGCTTCCCTCCGGCGGGGGATTTGAACTCGAAGTCGTAAAGCTTCTGGCCCTTCTCATCATAGGCCAAAGGCATGACCATACCCATGAGCTCATCGGTGCGGATGTTGACCGCCATCTTCGTGAAGGTATCCACGAGCGGATCGTTCTTGAGGATCATCTCAGCAGGGATCCACATGACGGGATAGCCAGCCGCTGTCCGTTCAGCCCCGATCGCTTCCAACTGTTCGAGGTATTTCTTGAAGTACCACGGACGATATGCGTTGCGTAATCCTGAGCGACCCTCGGGTGAATTCTTCAAGGTCTCCATGCGAAAGAGCAATGCTTTTTCCAATGGGATATAACGCAATTGGAAGTCTGGTGGCGGACGTTGCCACATCCCACGCAATTCCTGGGTGTCTGACTCGAATTCCCAGCGATACAGGGATTCGGGACTCCGCGTCGCGAATTTCTTCCACCCGATCTTGTTGTCTTTGTATTGCGAGTCGCCCGACTGCCGACGCTTATAGACAATCTCTGGATAATGGAACCCAAAGACGATCATATCATCGACGACTTCCCCAACTAATTCCTCGAAGGTATGTTCGGTGTCTGTGCGACATTGCTCAACGAAATCCGCCCGCGCATCCACCTTGTTGTGGGCCGATTCGGTGCGCCACTTGGCGGATTTAACGAGCAATTTGATGGCGGAACGTAAGGCTCCGATGGTCGGATCATTATCGGCCATCTCACGAAAGATCTTGCGGCCTTTTTCCTGCCGGAGTTCAGGGAGGAATTCTTCGTACAGTCGGCCGTAATACTGCGTGAGGCCTGTACGCCCGAGTTCAAGACCCACTAGGCGCCGGTCGGTGGGAAGTGGTTGCGCAGCAGGATCAGAGGGTTCTGGACGGACGGTAACGGGGATGCCAAGGCCCCCGCGTTCCGCAGCGCTGCCGCCACGTTCAGCGAGGGCGCGGGTAACAGCGGGCGCTTCTTTGGAGAGCTTTTTGCCGTTACGGGCCATGCGTTGTCATGTGCCGCCCCACTTCCGACCAGTGTTCCCCAAAGCGCCGAGTCCTACCCACTTACTCTGCTGCTCCACACCGACTGGCACCACCTGCGGCGTGGTGCGATCGAAGGCGTGCCAGGCAATGGCTAACGCCATCACACAGTCGTCAAAACAGCCTTCCGGGGCACTGTAGCGCACCCCCGTGCGCGTCGACTCAAACTCAAACGACCGGAGTTCGGACGCCAGAATCCCTTCAGGAAAATGCACGTCGTGCTGTTGTATTGCAACAGCCAAGCGTTCCATGATCGCCTGTTTCGAAGGGGCGGTCGTCAAAAACCCATGGATATTGCTGTGGCCTTTCTGGAGCAGTTGAACTGGTGCATCCCCGACGCCGTTCTGCTCGATCCACGCCGGCGTATTGCTGATGTGGGCTTGGATCTTGAGCATCGTCGGTTCCCAGTCCTCATGCCAGCGCTCTAACCGGCAGACATATCCCTCGTCGTCTAACGCAATGCCCACGGTATAGTCATGGGCCCGCGCTAAGTCCCAGCCCCAAATCTTCGGCGCCTTCTTCGAGAGTGGTGCCGTACACTGATCGATATGCTGGATGCCGAAGGGATTGCCCCCATCCTCACTCGGCTCTGCCGCATAGAGTTCTTGAAACACGGACTCGGGGAGTTGGGCTTTCGCATCTTCCACCTCGGCGAGCTGCAAGACGCCCGCTTCGACGGCATCTTTCCAAGTGAGCTTGGCGTAATGCATGTTCGGCGCACCACCTTCTGCCCGTCGGCAGAGCGCGTAGAACCAGTTCTTCCGTCCTTTCACATTGCCGATCAGGCGCACCGGACCCCTGGTCGCCGTGAGCGTTGAGCGCAGGGCGTGCCACGCTTCATCCCGGAGACGAGAGGCTTCATCCACCACGGCGGCATAGACATCTTCGCCATACAGCAAGTCTGGCTTCTCCCCCGTCTTGAACCAGAGGATCGCCCCATTGAGCAGTTTGAGGGTGAGGTCGGTTTCATTGGGTTCGATGATCTGACGGGGGATCGCATGGCGGAGCCGTTGGAAGGCCATCTTCGCCTGAGAGTGGGATGGTGCCACCCACCAGAAGTTCTGCCCGAGTTTTCCCTGGAGTGCTTGTTCAGTGAACCAGACGAGACAACCAACAGTTTTACCGGACTTCGTGGAGGCTTCGACCAAGGCGTAACGGGTGGGACAAAAGATCGCTTCATGTTGCTTGTTGTAAAGCCATGGCCTCACGTATTCAAGCGTCGTCGGCATCAGCCCCGAACTTCAGTGTGAAGGACGTGCCTGGAGGCGTACTGACGGGCTGGTTCGCTTTCCCGAAGCCGTACTCCACAAGAAAGCGGATGGCGTGGAGGCGATCGGACGGGGCGAGGGCTTTATTGGTGGCGATCTGTTCAGCTTCCTCCAACAATTTGGCGCGCTCCACAATCGCCTGTGCACGAAGCGTGAGCTCGAAGGAGTGGCGACCGGAGCGGCCCTTTTTCCCAGCCATTTTTTGAAGATAACTCCTTAAGGGATGCTGCGCACATCTTGGATCGTGTTCACTGATACCCCAGCACCCAACCCCACTACTATCCGTGAGATCAGAATGGATACGCCGCCCAATATCAAAGTGAGCGTGCCGAAGGTCGAGGCGAGTGCATTCGCGCCACTCAGAGCGCCGACCACATCGGCCGCTGCGTTGACACTGCCGCGCAACTGTACGGATCCGTTGGCATTGATGAAGCCGAGCAATTCCTGCACTTGCCCGTAAGTGGCAATCGTCCCGATCTGTGAATCAACTTCACTACCCCCGCTGACGTTATGCTGGATGTTCCAGACGCCCTTGGTGCGGTTGTCGAATAGAAAGCGCGTGCCGCTTGGATTGCCGATGACTAACGGGACGCTGAAGTTTGCCGCCTGACTGCCGCCGACATCCCAAAACCGCAAGTACATCCAACTATTGGCCATGCTCTTGGGATCAATGAAGTACGGCACGGAGAAGCTGTCCACATTCCGCGTGACCGCGATCGTCGTGGTAGTGATGTAGCTGGTCGGCGGCAGCGCGTTCGCCCCGTTACGCTCCAGCTGAAGGCCCCAGGCGTAGATACCCGACGTACCATCACCGGTGAAGGCGGTGCTCGTGTTCGCGTGGGCGGCGGTGTCATAGACGGCTGCTTTGAAGCTCACAGTCGTATCGGTGAGGGTCTTGCCCCACGCCGCTAACCAGAACAAGCCGTTGCCGAGTGGGATCACGGCAGACCCGACGGCCGTATACCCGCTCGCCCCTGCTACGGCGATTGTCCCAAGCACCAGGTCGGCGTACCATGCGGCGAAACCGGAGACACCGTCGAAACGAAATTGTAGCCCCGGGTAGCCATTGGCCTTAAAGAAGCCGGAGATGGCGACATATTCTCCTGCCGTCACTGTGATGGTCTGACTCACCTGATGAAAGGCGCTGCTCACGGCGGTGGGAATGAGGCTGCTCGCGGTCGTCGTCCCATCCGGCGCGACGGCAGCGTTGTTTGTCGCCGTCAGCAAATTGGTCGTCCAGGGCGCGGTCGCCAGCGCCTGCGATTGCAAGCAGCTATTCGTCGCGGCGGCTTCCAGCTTCAGATAGGGCTGGAGAATTCCAGACACGGGGTCCTTTAACCATTCCGTGCGCAAAATCCCCGTAGCCGCTGACCCCACCGTCAGATCATGCTTGAAATACGACGCCACACCAGTGCGGCTGAATGTCACCCGCTCCATGTTCCCACCAGGGCGGATATCAGTTAAAATCTTGAGTTTCCAAATGTCGGATAATGACGCTTGGGGCGTTGGCACTAATTGGTTTCCCGCAACGTCAATTCGACTTCTTGGTAGCCAAAGGTCACGCCCATATCCCGATCCATGGCGAGCTGGATAGGACTCAAGGGAGCAATCAGGTAGTACTTGTGTGCCCGTCCTGGGACATTCATGTCGGGATAATACGTGAGTTGATTGCCGCGCGAACCGGCTTTGATAAGGTCGATCAATCCCTGCTGATCGTAGCCGTAGCGCACCCGCACGATGGTTTCGTTGACCCCCACACCGATGGTGAAGTACTGGCGGTTCGTGAAGTCGAGGGAATCGGCGACAAAGACACTTTGGCGGTGGGCGGCGCGGATTTCCCGGAGCGGTTCCGCGAGGAGAAGCACCCGTTCAGTAATGGAATCGTTACTATCCGTCCACGTAAATGCCGCGTTGCCACGGACAAGCGCCATGCTTCATAATGGGAAACCTGGGGGATTTGTGCTAGCCCTGCGGCTCTCCGTGCTCAGGCACCCCAGACACTCCAGACGTACCGACGCCTGCCGTGGGCTCATCACAGGTCCAAATGAAAAATGCGCCATCCGCAGGCGACCACTCGGGGCGATTTTGGAAGAAGCGATTCGTCAGCGTCAAGAGATCGGGGTCCTGGTCGCGGTTGGGACTGGCTGAGCCCCCACCGCACACGGACAGCTTTCCGCAATGAAGCGTTGGAGAATCGCCCCACGTTCCTTGCGCTCAGGATCATTCTGCTTCCAGCCGGGGGCGTCTGAGAAATATTGGATCGCCGCCAATCGTACTCGGCACTGACAGTCATCATCTGAGGCGGCTAGGGCAGCTTGATTACGAGCGCCAGGTTTACCAGACCCTGCTCGACTACACCACGAAACAGAATGGCGCTCATGCTGTTCGCGTTAAGCGTCCCTACCATAGGCGGAATCAGATCCCGCCGAGCGCCACAGTTCCGCGGGGGATAGGTCGTCGCAAAGCGTTTGAGAATCGCAATCCGCGCATCGGCCCGGACTTCTGGAGTAAGGGAGACATCCCCTCGAATATTCCATTGGTCGATGATGTCCATCGCCGCCCCGAGTGGCAGCGGGCGACACGGAATGACGGTGCCATCCGCGCATTGGACTTTCACCCCATTGAGTAACTGTTCGACGATTGGCATGCGGAGTCCTTAGAAAGCGAAGTGGTGATGCGGTGGGCTGCCCACTGAGGGGGCGACCCGGTGAGACGAGGGATCAGCGGGGCGACGCTACGAAGCGCCGTCTATAGCAACATCATAGGGAATCCGGCGGGGTTGCGCTAGGCTTCTCCTGAGGCGGCCCC